GAATACCGAGACCGTCCGGCTTGGGGCGGAGTGCCTGCCGATACGGCTGTCCGCGTATTGTGCCACCTGATCGAATGTGTCCCTACGCAGGAAGACCTTACGCCTGATAAGAAGGTAGGGACGGCGAAGATATTTTACGAACGTCTTAAATTTTGGTGTACACTGTTAAATGGAACTGAGAAGCTATAACGTCGAGAGAATATTTAAGGACTGCACTACCTGTGTACTGGGAAACCTCGTCGGTACCCGAAAGGAGGAACTCGAAAAATACGCTGCCGATATTCTCGACATGATCCGACAGATACCCACGGAGGAAGTCGACGGTAAACAGTGTAACGTATTCGGGTTGTGCCATAACCGCAGAGACGGTGAACAATGGACACCCTATTTGCAAATCATTAGGATGCTGCTGTTGCTGGCTCGTCGCCTCGACTATGTGTATTGGGAGGGAGAGCTCAAACCAGATACGGTTATCTGGTTCAAGATTCCTGCCGCATAATTATTTTAGGTAGTTATATATATATATAAACCAACGCTAAAATGAATTGATATGGGAAAGAAGAAATTTTTAGAAAAATTGGTTTTTGTAAAATGGAAAGATAGCTATGGAGTTGATACTGGATGGAAAGATATTTCAGAGTATTCAGCTTCATTATTGGAAATAAAGAGTTTGGGAAAAGTTATTTATGAAGACAAAGAAATAATATCATTAGCTCAAAATTTTTCCGATGAAACGGATTATAATCCAGAGCAAGCCAATGGAATAATGGTAATACCAAAGGCTTGCATCTCGGAAATCATTTCTTTTTCTTTCAGTCAACTGCTTGAATTAGAGCAGAAGTAGCTACTTGTTTAACACGTCTTGAAGTTTTAGAGTCTCTCAAAAGTTTAGAAGCAATGCTTGTAATTTTGGGAGACACTTTTCATTTTACCCATATATATAAGTCTGGAAAAACTTTGTTACATTTGTACCGAGGGAGCTTTAATATTTTCGGATATGAAGAAGGAGAAACAGATAAAATCGTATACTCGGCGCACTAAATCGGGAAAGACGGTTACAGTACGTGCGCACTCTGCGAAGTACGACGCAGCCGATGATTTGGTCAAGAGCCTGCTCAAAAAGAAAGGTTCCGGCAAGGAGTTTGAACTTGCCGTCGATACGAAGGGCGTCGATAAACTCGTTAACGAAATGGCCGATTCCGGCAGACTGATAGTACCGGTAAGTAAGGAGGAATTCCGTGCGTGGTACCACGAACCGGACAGTATTGCCGGTAAAGCCGCCGGTAAGAAACTTCGCTCCGTACTCGGTAGCAAGGAGTACAAGAAACTCGATGAAACTGCCAGCAGTGGGTATTCCACCAAAGGACACTCCAAACTGTACGGTACGCTGGATGGCATCATCAACAGTGAGGCCAATGTGTCCAAACGTCTCGACGCGCGTGGGAAGTCTGGTAAGTCTGCGAAACCCGCTGAAAAAGCTACCTCCGAAATAGGGCGTAAACCCGTCTATTCTCCGCTCGAAGAAGTTCGCCTCAGTAAGGCAGGGTACCGTATCGGTAAAGACGGTGAATCCATCTACAAAGGGAGTCGGAAACTTAGCAAGGATCAAGTCGCCGACCTTCGTAAGATGCTGTCTCGCGGTGGACGTGCTTCCGATAAGGAGGCGGCTATGATTCGGAAAAATCATCTTCACCCGACGTATAAGGATCACGAAGGCGTTGAACGGTATGCCTCGGGTGAGTGGCAGCACCTTCCTGTAATTAAGGGCAAGGGATCGACAGAAGCTCCCGTTCGTCAGAAACGCAACGCTAATAAGGACATCCTGTACAGTCGCGGAGAAAATACTGGGGACTCCTTCATAACTGCGGCGCAACAACTTGCTCGGAGTGATTCGAAAGGTCGTTCGAACAAGAAAGCTCTGCAAACGTTGGTTAGGGCCGGTTTTGTTAAAGACAGCGGCGACGGTGAGTTTCAATTTGCAGACGTTCACGAAGTACCCAGAAGGAATAGAAAATTCTTCGATAAAGTGTTCTCGGCATACGAAGATGAGAGCGATAAATACTGATTTTAGGAGGATTTTCTAAATAAGTTTGTATCTTTGTAGGTGAGCATCGAGGAGGTGCCCACCTATTTTTGTGTCTATGCAGATCGTTTCGTCCAATATTCGCACGGCTGACTATGATCGTCGTAACAGAGTATTGCGAATGACTTTCGTAAACCGGCCGAACTGGTTGTACGAATACTTCAACGTACCGGTCAAGATATGGACGCGCTTTTTGCAGGCAGATAGTAAGGGGCAGTACTTTTCGGCGTACATCCGAGATGCTTATCGTTATCGTAGGTCATTCACACGAAAATAATGGAAGCAATGGCAGTAGTTACGCGAGTATTCGAATTCGATGCGGCGCACCGAGTTATGAACGAAAGAGTGAAGTGCTACAATCTTCACGGACACCGTTTTCGGTTGGAGGTTTCCTTCGGAATATCTCCCAAGTTCTACGATCTGGGTTATCCGATCGACTTCAAGGAACTTAAACGAGTGTTCGGGGCTTACATAGATGAGTTTCTGGATCATGCGTGTATAGTCAATCCGAAAGACCGTGAAGTCATTGATCTGTGCACGCGGAATAAATGGAAACTCTGGGTAATGGGACACGGTGCCAACGTCGATCGAAACCCATCGGCGGAAAATCTCGCCGAGGAGATATTTACGGTGTTCAGGGAACTGGCCCGATTAAGTCCTGAGGAGTTCGATGTGCGGTCGGTTAAACTGTACGAGACACCTAATTGTTGGGTGCAAGTTTCCGAGACACAGGATTACCTCGACGTAGGTGTAAAAAATGCGCTGTTCATGTGGCGCGATAAAAAGGGTACCTTTGAGTACGACAGCAGACGATGCCAGTAAAGAAGAAACCTCTCAAAGAGGACGGTTTTGTATTCGAGACTACCGGTGGTAGTGTTACGGATATTGATACATCGGACATGGCGGGTCGATCCGTATCGTTCGATGCGCACTTCATTACGGGTAAGATCATGGACTTCGGTAAAGTGCTCACCGGAATCCCGCTGTACTCCTATCAAGAAGAGATTGCCTATCGGATCATCTACTCGGTTATAACGTTCGAAGGATCGGTGCTGACGGTGCTACTCTCCCGACAGAGCGGTAAGTCCGAGACTATGGCGTTCGTCATAGATACGCTTACTGTATTACTTCCGGCACTCGCTAAGATCATTCCCGATCTGGAACAATTTTCGAACGGTTTCCGCGTCGGTTTGTTCGCGCCTCAATCCGATCAAGTAGTCACGACGTACTCGCGCGCAATGACGCGATTAACGTCAGCAAACGCCGAAATGGTGCTATCCGATCCCGATCTGCTGGTTTCGCTTGAAAGTGAGGTACGACTTAACCTCAGTAACGGGTCGTTTCTTGCCGGTCAAGTCGCCAGCAAACAATCCAAGATAGAATCGAAGACGTATGACCTTATAATCATTGAGGAGGCTCAGGATACGGATGACTTTTTGGTCACTAAGAGTATCGAACCTATGCTCACGGCCACCGGTGGCACCCTCGTAAAAGTAGGTACTACGGGTGTTACCAAGAATCACTTCTGGTATGAAATTCAGGCGAACCGAAACCACGATCGGAAGATACCCGACAAACGGCTTCGGAATCATTTCGAGTATGCCTATAAGGAGATCATTTCGGCACGCCGACACCAGTTCGAGATAGACCATAAGAAGTTCCACCTCAACTACGAGGCCGATATTCTGCGTAAGAAGGAACGTTGGGGGGAGGATTCTCAGGCGTTCAAACTCGCGTATGCTCTCGTATGGGATTTGGAGAGCGGTATGCTTATCTCCGACAAGGAGTTCAACACGCTGTTGAACAGGAAACTCGGTTTTCAGGAACCTTCCACGGGAGATTATGTGGTCGCCGGTCTTGACATTGGTAAGGCTCCGGCCGAAACGGTTCTTACGATCGCTAAGGTATGGTATACGGACGATCCATTCGAAAAACCGTACAAACAAATTCTCGCGTGGGTATGCCTCGGAGGTCTCGACTACGAGGCGCAACATCATGAGATTCTGAACTACATTGTGGAGTACAATATTTCCACTATATTTGCGGATTATACGGGTGTCGGCAAACCGGTAGTCGATCGTCTGGTGTACGCTTGCGGCGAGTACGTGAACATAGAGCCGTATACGTTCACCGCTCAAAGTAAATCGGATATGTGGTACAATTTCACGTCCGATATACAGACGAGGAGATTGATCGTTCCGGCTAACCGTATGGTCAGGGGTACTATCGAGTTCCAGAAGTTCGAGGAGCAGATGAAAAACTGCCAGAAGTACTTCAACGGTGCCTACATGGTGTGCGAGAAGTCCGAGGGGTACTTCGACGATATGGTAGATAGCTGCGCGTTAATGTGTCTTGCGGCTAACGCCCAAAGGGAGGCTGAATCCGAATTGGAAGTCGATGATAACCCGTTGTTCTCCAACTTGACGAGCAATGCGTTTGCCATGCACAGAAACTCTTACTGATATGGACGCAAGGAAGACAGTAAAGACGCATATCCGGAGATTGAAGTCCGGCAGGGTGATTACGGTTCGTGGGTATACTGCATCCTATAAGGTCGCTGCACGGAAACAGGGTTCCGGTACTGAGCTGTCCGATCTTGCCCGAAAGAAGGAACAGTTCCGAATCATCCAGCGAAGCAACCCCATGTTCGATGACGTACACACTGGAATACGAGCTGTGGGTGACATAATGACGTTCCGAGAAGCCGTCGATACGCTCAAAGATTATTCGGATAGTGACTATGTGTACCCCGATTTCACGAATAAGGATGCTCGGGAGGCTCTCAAACGAGGAACCGTAACTATATACAGCAGCTACCCGATAAAAGCGGGTGTGTTTGTGTCCCCGAGCAGGATGAATGCCTCAGACTACGCAGGCGGTGGTAAGGTATACTCTAAGGAGGTGCCGGTTAACAGTGTTGCATGGATTGCAAGTGATGAAGGGCAGTACGCCCCTATAAAATGATAATGCTATGGGAGTTAACGTAGGTGGAATGGACCCTACCGGTATGGGTTCCTACTCCGGTTATCCGGGTTCTAAATACTGGAATGTGGACAGTCGTCCGCTCTCCGAAGCTACGAGCGTACTGCGTTCGTTCGTGGTTACGAATATCATTCAGGACAGTCAGTGGGAGATCGACCGTATAACGCGGTACTATCTTTTCTGGAAGTTCTACAAGGGCCTTCATTGGAAGGACTTCAATGACGGCCTTATTTCGTTTAACTATGTCCGCGCCTTTATAGATAAGGTATCGATGTTCCTGCTCGGTAACGAGGCTTTTTCGCTACAAGTGAAAAGCTACTACTCTGATCAGATCGATCCCCGTCTCGAAAGGGTCGCTGAACAGCTTCTTATGTACCATTGGGGGAAATCCGATAAATTGCAGCTCGCTTATGAGATACTGCAAATGGGCGGTATTACCGGTGACTGTTGGATAGGTGCTTCGTGGCAGGACGGTGAGGATGACAAGTTCGTCAAGGTTCAGGTATACGATTCCCGTCAGTGCTTCCCCCAGTTCGAGAACGGTGACTTCGACAAGATGAAAAGTTTTCTTGTCCGTCAGCCTCTCGATTCGAACAAGAACCAGCCGTACAAAATGTACGTGATCAAGATCACTAAGGATACCTACGAGACGTGGTATCAACGTGACGTGACGCTGAATGAATCCGAGATCGTTAAGTATGAATCCAAAAAGACCAAGAACAAATATGGATTCATTCCGGTAGTCCATATCAAGAACCGCCCCAATTCCGAAGGTTACTACGGTGTGTCCGACGCAAACGACATATTGAAGCTGAACAAGGTGTACAACGAGATGAACCAGCAGGTAAAGGCCATCATCGACTACCATGTTACGCCTACGACGGTCATAACAGGTGCCTCGGCGAAGTCCCTTAAAAAGGGTCTCGGTCAGATATGGTCTGGTCTCCCTGCCGAGGCCAATGTGTTCAACCTCGGTCTGGATGTCGATCTGTCGGCTACGATCGAATTCATCAAAGACCTCAAAACGGCGATGCACGAATTGTCCGATGTGCCTGAAAACGCACTCGGTAAGATTCAGGCCATAAGCAATACCTCTGCCGCCGCATTGCAGATAACGTATCATCCGCTCATCCAACAGGCCAACCTGAAAGCCACTACCTACGGCGAGGGGATAACCGAGATGAACACGATGATTCTGCGGATTCTCGAAATCGAAGACCCGCGGAACAAACGTCTGCGCGAGCTGAAAAAACTCGCTCCCAATTTCCGCTCCGAGATGCGTATCGTACCGGTGTTCGCCTACGGTTTCCCGAAGGATCGAATGGATGAACTCAACCGTGCCGAGATCGAACTCCGATTGCAGCTCGGTTCCCGCAAGGAGATCATGGAGCGTATGGGCAAACAGAACATCGACCAGCTTCTTGAACAGATCGACGACGATACGCTGCATAAGGCACTGTTGCAACAGAAGCTCCAAGAAGCCCTCGGCGGCGGTGTTCCTCCGCCTCCGGGGTCTAACCCGGATGACGATCCTTATTCTGTCGACGACGGAAACATGGATGAATTCTCGGAATAACGAATAAATTTTGTTTTTACCGAAAATCTGTTTACTTTTGGACAGGCTATCAGTAGTTTCTTTTTGTCTAACTTAAAACTTTTGCGCTATGGCAGGTTTGCAAACCCTTGATAAGGGCAATCCCGAAGCTCTGCATGACATCGGTCAAAGCAAGGCTCCTATGGTCGGCGAGAAGTTCGTGAATCCGGGTACCCCGGAGGCGGCTCTCGTTTCGTATGACCAGCTCACGCAGGCCAAAATCCGTGGTAACGGGTCTGAGGTTATGCGTACCAACATCATCAAGTAACGAGAAAATCCAAAGAACTTAACAAATCCACCGTAGAAAAAATCGTATGGAACCGAACGAAAAAACTATCGTCATCCCGGAGAGTATTGAGATCGATGGCCACTCTTACGTGGTGAAGGAGACTCCGGCACTTATGGAGTTCCGACAGCTCGTTGAAAAGGCCGAGAAGAACAAGCTGTACTCCACCTTCGCAACGCTGCGTCAGCAGATCAACGACCTCAAAGCTACACAAGTCGTCCAACAATCCGCTCCCTTTGATTTGGGCGCCCTTGTCGAAGCTCTTAAAGGTGAATTCGCTACCCGCGAAGATTTGCAGGACATCGTAAGCAAGGCCGTACAACCGGTTAACAACGATCTTGAACAACGTAGACAGCAGGAACTCGCTGAGTATCGCGAGCGTCTCATCAAGGACAACGAGGGGAAGTGCATTCCCGAACTGGTCAAGGGTGCTACGAGAGAGGAGATCGACGCCTCCATGAAGGAGAGCATCGCGCTTCTCAACAAGTACCACGGGCCGTTTATCGACCCGCCTCAGGGAAAGACGGTTGACCCGCTTCTCGTCAACGCCGAAAGAAGGGCTGTTGCAAGTGGTGAAGTCCTCGAAATCCCTGCGAAACCGACGCCGGTAAAGGATGACGGTAAGAGTCCGATCCCTGTCGTGCCCACGCGGGCAATGCCCGAAGTTTCAACTGCTCCCGCAACACGGAAGATGACTATGGAGGAGTTCGCTCAACAACGAGAGGCAATCCTCCGTAACCTCGAAGCCGAGTACGGGGCACAATAACAAAACGTCTAAACTTTTATAAGATGCTTACTGTATTTATTTCGTTTGTAGCGTTCGCGCTCGTCTGCATGACGGGGTTCGCGTTCGGTGAAACGACCTCGGCTATCGCCAACAGCGGTGGCTACACTTCGATTCCCGAAGCCGTCCGTGACTTCTACTCGCGGGAGGTTCTGTTTCAGGCCCAGCCTCGTCTGCGTTTCGCCCAGTTCGCAAAGGTGAAACGTGACCTTCAAGCCATTCGTGGCAAGTCAATCGTTTTCGTTAAGTACAACAACCTGACCGGTGGCGGTTCTCTGGAAGAGGATGACGTCCTTACTCCCGAGGCAATGTCTACGGCCGAAGTTGTGGTTCCAGTCAAGGAGCAAGGCAACTCTACTCAGGTTACCGAATACCTTCTGCGCACGTCGCTGCTGGATGTCCTCGGTGACGCATCGCGTCTGCTGGCCAACAATATGGCGGTAGTCCTCGACGGACAGTTCCGCGACACGGTATTGCAGACGACCAACGTTATTTATGGTAATGGCAAGAAGTCGCTCGCAACGCTTACCGCTACGGATTACTTTAACACGGTCACGGTTAAGGACGCTGTTGAGATTCTGGCTACTAACAACGCACCGCGTATCAATGGCGACTTCTATGTATGTATCGCCCACCCGCACCAGCTGCGCACGCTTCGTGACGACAAGGAGTGGATCGAGGCCAATGTATACATGGGCCGTCGTCAGCTCTATATCGGTGAGGTAGGTATGTACAACGGTGTTATCTTTGTCGAAACGACGCAGATGCCCGTTCTGGATTCCGCCAAGATTCAGGAGAAGTACGGCTCCGGTGCCACGATTACGACCGGTTACGAGGCTGTCTTCTTTGGTGAAAACGCCTATGCGTGGGCTATCGCTCTCGACGTCGAGCTTCGTGACGACGGCGTTATCGAACTCGGTCGTAAGCACACGCTCGGCTGGTATGGTATCTGGGGTACCGGTATCATCGAGGAGAAGAACATCGTCAAGGCTCTCACCGCGTAAGCGGTGGGGCCTTCCCCTTTAACTTTAACAATTCACTATCTATGGCAAGACAAGTAAAGTCCAAAGGGACTGAACAGCCCGAAGCAAAGATCGAACCCGAAGTTACGAAGGTTGAGGAAGCAAAGATCGAACCCGAAGTTACGAAGGTTGAGGAAGCAAAGATCGAACCCGAAGTTACGAAGGTTGAGGAAGCAAAGATCGAACCCGAAGTTACGAAACCCACCGCTGCCGTTACCGGCAAGGTGACGAAGAAGACCCGGATTCACTGTGTGGAGAACGTCGATTGCATCGTTGCGGGCAATCGGTACAAGTTCCCGAAAGGAAAAGAAACGGAAGTGCCCGATGATGTGGCGGCCATTTTGTCCTCCGCTAAAAAGGCATTCAGAATGTAAAATTCATGTCTGCGACACAGGTAACTTTGAACGAAATTATGACAGCGGTTCGGGAGTTAACTTTCGACCGCTTCATAATTCCTGCATTCGCTCTTAAAGCGATACCGGGGTATATCGTCGAGGTGGTTCCTCCGGTTATTCCCAAGAACATATTCAACCGTCACATGGACGGGGAGTATGCTGATGCCGAACGCGAAAAGGGGATGCCGATATACGGCGATGTGGTTATCAACGGAGGCGATGCCGAGACTATTCCCAGTAGTTACGAAATTCGCCCCGGGACTACTAACCCGACTTTCGTTACACGGCTCGATGCAGGAGATGCTGAACCCATTGAGAAAGGCGGTTATCTGGAAATTCGCAAAAATGACGGTAGCGACACGAAGCGCTTCTATTTTACAGAGTACTACACGTTCAATCTGTTGTTGGACGCGCTTATCGCAGAAGGAATCGTAGTGGCCTACACGCCGTATTTCAAGGGTGACGAGCTTACGAGTACGCTTATCAAGGTCGCCGCACGTGACGCAGACGAGGATGTAACATTTTTCCGCAGATACTTTTTCTCCGACTGGGAGATCGCTAAGATGATCTCTTGGTACTATTTCAAGGTTCTCGATATAAAGGATGTTGACCTTACGGATGAAACCGTGGGTAAACTTATCCGACCTTCCGAACAACATTTAGCCATTTGGGTATCGTATCACCTCGTCGACAGACGGCGCGTATACGAGAATGCCGCAGGTTCCATAGGCCAGTCGTTTACTGATGGCTCTGATTATACTGGCTCCGGTTCCGCGGGTACCCCCTTACAAACCACCGTACAGATAGGTTCAGTGTTCACCATTACGGAGGACGCTACGCAAGGATTCTTTTACGAAGATTTTAACCGTGTCGGCTCCGATAACGTATGGGGCGACAGATACTCGTTCTGGTACCGTCTTATGCTGTACCTCAGAGGTCTGCTTGAAGAACAATTCGGTGATTACTCCTTGCGGAAGGACAATGTTATACCGGGTTATATCCAGCTTATTCGAGAATACGATTTCCGTGCCTATTACGATTCGTACCCCTTCACTTTGTCACCTCTTTCGAGAGGTATTCTATCGAGAGTTCCATAGTTGAATTCAACGTAGCACGGAAACACAAGAGTCGTTTATACAGTTGAGCTATGCTTGTATCTAAGGCCAAGTTTTTACAGTACCAAGCTATGTTTTATAAGAAGTTGCTCACAACACCTTATAAGATACAGCTTGAAATCGTGACTGTCCGAAAACCTGACCAAACCGAAGAATTTACCATAGAATCGTTCGTCGGTGACAGCGTAAGAGAGTCGACATTTTACGAGTTCAGAGCACTGTACGAAAAAGAAATACCCGAACGTACCCGTGAGAAGTATGGCCTACCGAAGGAAGTAAATGGAGTTGTCTATCTCTCCCCGAAACAGCTTGTGCCGAAGCTGGGTGATTATCACCTCGATTGGAACAGGACGAAAGTCCACTTTGAAGGAAGAACCCAAGTTATCAATAGAATAATCTATCTCGAAGATTTTAAGGAGTACGGAAGCTGCATCGGTTTGCAAATATTCGTCAAGGATGATTTGAAAGGGGGTTGATATGACTACCGTAAAAGAACATCGACGCAAGAGGCGGAACAAAGTTTCAGTTGTAAGACGCCACAATCGAAAGGATAAAGTATCTGCATATCGTGGGGCTAAGGAGTTTTCCGATGCTTCGCGTGAAAAACTTTCTCAGAAGGGGGAGGCGCTTCCTGACGGTTCGTTTCCCATTACGAACAAGAGGGATTTGGCGAATGCCATATCTGCATACGGCCGTTCCAAGAATCCCGAGATAGTCAAACGTTGGATCATCAAACGGGCTAAGGCTCTCGGTGCCCGGGATATGCTCCCCGAAAATTGGTAGTATGGCCAAAGCGAAAAATACCAGTGTCATTCCGAGGTACCCGGAATACCAGAGGTTGATCGTTCGTGAACGAACCCCCGCGAAACCTTTCCGCGAGGAGAACGAAGTTCTGGCCGCCTACGAACAAGTAGGGAACATTCCCGACCGTAGTACTACGAGCTGGACACCCGGATTGCTCGATCCGTATTACAGAAACGAGTGTTGAGTATGAAACCGTGCGACAAACGTCCCGGAAAGGTCAAACTTAATCCGCGGACACATCTTCCCGAGATGACTTCATGGGGTCTCGGAACTGGTATTCCCCCGCTGACGACCGACCCGGAGAATCCGATCAAGCCGTTCGCCGACTACGTTATGGAGGACGACGATCGCTACCCTTACGACCGCAGATGATACCTTTCGCGATAGGAGCTGTTCTAAGACTTGCGTCGAAGGTGCCTCGTAGACTTACGAAGGTGCCCCGAACGTTGCTTAAAGCGCCCAAGTCGAAGATACCGAAGACGTACAAGTTTAAGGAGGACATGGACGCACTCGGTGCTCAGATCGCTGAGGAGTTCAAGGAGACTGTAAAGAGGAATATCGAGACCAACAAGTTCAAGTATACTCTTGCGGAATCCACACGAAAGAAAAAACACGGCGGCGTTCCTCTTATAAACAGCGGCGTTATGCTCGACGCCATCTATCGGGAAGGCACCTTCGTATCTGTGGAGGACACTCCACGTACTGATAGCCCACTCACGAACTTACAGCTCGCTAAGGTTCACGAGTACGGTACGAAGGATAAACACATTCCGGCCCGCCCCGTATGGCGAGATTCATTTGCGGCGTTCAAACCCGTTGCGCGAAAGCGCATCGAACAATTTTTTAAGAAACATGGCAGTAAACGTTAAGTCCTACAAACGTAGAAGCTCCAAAGGAAAAGTCTACACGGTTCGTGCCTATTCCAGAGGGGGTAACAAGAAGGCGAATCTCGACGGAATGGAGATTAGCCGAAAGGCTCCTACCATGTCCGACGAGGAGTTCGACCGGTTGCAGGCTAAACAGGATCAGGAGATGCGCGAGTTCATCCAGAACTTGCAGGGTGTCGCCAAAGCGTACAACGTCAAAGGAGGCACCGAAAAACTAATTCAACCCCGCTCCAAGAATCCTATTGCGCAGGCTAAGGCCGACACCAAGTCCGAGACCGCCCGTATCATGAAAGAGATACGTCCGACGCTATCCGGCAAGCCTCCCGTTGACACACCGCGCAAGGGCGGTTTCCTCGGTAAGCTCAAAGCGCTGTGGAACGAAGAACTTGCCAAAGCCGCCAAAAAGTACGGCACCTACGACGAGTTTTTCGGTACGGGGATGCCTAAGGGGAATACGAAACAGAAACGGAAGAAGTAAATGGATCAGCTTATCGCACGTCTCATGGATGTATTCTCCGTGGGGTACATGTTCTGCGTCATAGCCGGTTCGTATATGGTCATACGGTTCATCGACCATTGCAACGGTACGCGAAAAGTTCCTACGTGGCAGAAACGCTGCGTTACGTGCGTTGTCGGTGCGTTGTTCTTTGCGGTGTTTCGCGAGTACACGGAGGAATCCTTCGAAAGTCTGTTAACCTCGTTTTTCGCGTCGTTGTTTGTGTATGACAGCGCTATAAAGTGGCTGCTGAAAAAACTTAACTCAGGGTACAAATGTTAAGCTCCGTTTCACAGGTTAACGAGCAGTTTTTCGCTCTGTTCTCCGGTATCAAGATCAAAGATCACGGTACCGGTGCACTTATCGATGTACCGGTACGGTACGCACGGAAATCCGCTTATGACTACACGGAGGAGCAGGAGAACCAAGTGTATCCGTGTATAGCTATTCAGGATTACGCCCCTACGCTCAGAGACGAATGGTGGGTCGAGTTCAAGGAGTACTCCGGTGGATTATCCGATGATGATGAACTCACGGCGTATCTGTATCGAAGACCGGTATGGATGGATTTCCGCTATGACGTCAGCATCGCCGCAAAAAGTTACTTTCAGATAAATGCTCTCAAAGATGTATTTACACGGTTCATGCTGGAACCGTCGTTTCTGTTCAACAAGAGCGTTATCGATGACGAGGATTCCGTAGGTGACGTCGTTCCGTTCACCGTCAGAATTACTGACGTACCGCGCACCGATGGAGTTCAGGAAGTGAACTACGAATTCACTTTGCAAGTGTGGCTGTACGCGGTCGAACCGAGAGAGGTTGCGGTTATTCAGAAAGTTATTCTCAATGCCGAAGCCGTTACGGTTATTGTGTGACGTATTTTTGCGTCACAACTTGCAAAATCGGAATAATTTTCGTTATCTTTGAGAAAAATTAAGGACTATGGCTAAGACGGTAGAGACCAAATCTTCTGAGGTGAAAACCTTGATGAACGCCGGCAGTATGCGGGTCGAACTTCGTGTCGAAGGGAAACTCGTCGTGCTTATGCCCGGACAACGTTGTACGGTTCCGGCTTCTATGAAGGTTCCTCGTATCTGTGGGTTGTTCGTAAAGTGATTCAGAACGGATGATCGACAAACTGAAACTCGTCTGCGACAAGAATGATCCGGCCGACAGGAAACTTCTCCTTCTGGCCGAATTGTTCGACGAAAGATGTCAACTTCTCGAAGAACATCAGACGGAGATGAGTTCCCGTTTGGAGAGCACCGACCGAAAACTTGATGACATACTCAAACAGTTACAGACGATAACCAATGCCGAGGAAACGTGTCCGGTGCGGAGGAATACGGAATCTTTCAACCTCCTTATATTCTTCATGGAGCACCCGAAACTGGTTATCGTTTTAATGCTCGGACTGGTTTTCATCATTTCAGGATTCGTAAGCCATGACCTCTGGTCGATATTAAGGGGTATTTTTAACGTATGAAGAATATCTGTATAGTTCTCGATCCTGCGCACGGTAAGGAGGTTCCCGGGAAACGAAGTCCCGATAACTCGCACAGAGAGTATTTGTGGAGCCGTGAACGCTGCCGGAATCTTGCGATCGCACTCAGATCGCTCGGTTACGAAGTGTTTTTTACGAATTCTACCGAGTACGAGATCGGTCTGTCCAAGAGGCAGCGAAACGCTCTTTCGGTAAAGACCGACAAACAGAAGTTTCTCCTATCCCTTCACAATGACGCCGTGGGTTCCGGTACGTCGTGGAACAATGCCCGCGGCTGGTCTGTATGGACTACTAAGGGGGTAACGAAGTCGGATGAATGCGCGAGCATCATTATTGATCAACTTTTGGAAGATTTTCCGGGGTATAAATTCAGACAATACTCCGTCCAAAAACTCGACAGGGACTTTGAAAGCAATTTCACGGTTCTTATGGGAAGTGGTTACATGGCCGTTCTCGTCGAGTGGCTGTTTCAGGACAACAAGTATGATGTGGCCGAACTGAGTAAACCGGAGGTAAACGCTCGTTTCGAGCGATCGATCATCGAGGCTATCGAAAAAATTAACGACCATTTCAGTAGATGAAAACCTTTAAGAGCATAGCTTTGTTTTTTCTTATCGGCATAATAATAGCCCTTACTTGTACCTGCGTGCATTATGCCAGTAAGTGCAAGGCGCTCGAAAGGACGAGTAACGTAAAGGAGTACATCGACAAGATTCATAAACTCCAAGATTCCGTTAATCGGCTCGTTGTGGTTCTCGATGAATCCAAAAGAATCGTTTCGCTGCTTGAAGCTGACAAAAAGAGACTCAAAACTCAGGCGAAAAAAATATTGGAGAACTATGAGAAGCTCGATTCTATGCTTTTGGATTTTGGTATCGACGATAACATCGAGTTTTTGTCAGAATACCTATCCGAGGAAGATGATCCTGAACCAGACGGACACCGTAGTAGTGATAACTCCGGTGCAGCTGGTGAAGATAAATAGAGGACTGAATAAGGTTCGGATGCTGGAAACCCTGAACGAGAATTACCTTGCGCGTCTCGTCGTTTCCGATTCACTGAACAAGGTTCTTACCGGTACGATCGAAACTCAGGAAACGGTCATCTTACTGTGGAAGGAACACGGTAAGACCTCTGAGGAGATCATAAACACGCTGGAAGATTCCATGCGTGAACAACAACGAAGAAACAAACGTACCCTATGGGGTGTCGGTGCCGGTTGTGCGGCCGCCGGTATTCTTATCGGGTTGATTTTATAACGATAAAACAGGGAGCAAACTTAATTCGTATAACAATGGCAGATGTAGGTATCTCTATCAAAGAAGGCGTAGCGAATGGTGCGTCTCCTTTCAAAGACCCCTCGATGCGTAACGTCGGATTACTCGGTATGTTCACCCGCGGGCCGAAACTGGTTCCCACGAAGGTATCGAACATGGAGGAGTTCAACGAGATGTTCGGAGGGCAGAATTCGAACTACTTTGGGCCGGCGGTAGTCAAAAATCTGTTCGATGAAGCCGGTGAGGCTCCCGTTACGCTGTACCTGTCTCGCGTAGTGTCGGCGGACAGTGTTGTAGCGTCTAAGGAGCTGTCGGCTACTACCGCCGTCACGTTACAGTGCAAGGCCGGTTACAAGGGTACTCCCGATCCGGGTGCATGGGCCAACAATAAGGTCAATCTTACGTTCTATCCGTTCGGTGTGTATGCTGACGAGAAGTACGCGCTCGCCGTTTCCTATAACGGTTCTACGGAGACGTACATCGCGGGTACCATCGCGGAGATCGTAAGTCAGGTCAATACGGCCAGCAAGTGTATTACGGTCGCTATGGAGGGAACCGAGGAGACCGGTAACGCACGCTACAAGGTTACTTCGGTCGGTTCTTTCACGGCAAAACAGGGTGACACGCAACTCACTGGAAGCGCTGCTCCTACCGGTGCGAAAGCCGGTGACACGCTGTATTCGGCTTCCTATGAGAAGATCGGTGTCGTGGCCAGCGTATCCGGTAACAACATTCTGTTGCAGGGCATGGCTCTCGTCGATGTTTCCGGTACGGTCAGCAAGTTGACCGGTACGCTCGTTACGGGTACGCTTACGGGCGGTACGGACGGTAACGTTACGGAGGACTACTTCGGTGACCAGTTCAACAGTTTCGACGGTGCCGACGTTCAGATCATGGCTCACACGGAGTATCATTCGCTCGACGTCGAAAAGAAGTTCAACGCCTATCTGAACGAACAGAAAAGTCCGATCGGCGTTATCACGTTCCCCGTCGACTTCTCGGAGAGCATGGCCGAACTCTACTACAACGCGCTGCGTTCGAACGACAAGAGTTTCATGGCCGGCGGTTACGAGGGTTGGATAACGGTTCTCGACAGTGACGGCAATCGTGTGACGATCCCCAACATCGGCGCGGTTATCGGTGCTGCGTATCTGCGCACGCCGTATGCGAGCGGCAATTACATCCATATTCCGCCGGGCGGTCTTGATTCGCTGTTTACTACCGTCGTAGACGTTACGCCCCGTAGCTTCACGCAGGCGACTATCAACCGGCTCGTTCAGAACTACCTCTGCAACGTGCTGCAATACGTCGAGGATACCGGGTGGTACGTCGGGACGTCGCGGTCGTACTCGACGAATTCGCTGTACCAGAGTATTCACACGCGGTTGCAGACGTCGTATTACGTGCGCGTCCTTAAAAACAAGCTCCGCTTCATGGAGCAGAAACCGAATACTCCCAGTATCCGGCAGGAGGCTCTGGTGGAACTCCGTACCTATTTCAAGGGAGAGTACGATGCCGGTGCCCTCGAAAACAGCGTTGCCTTCGACAAGGCATATCAGGCGATCTGCGACAAGAGCAACAATCCCGCCGGTCAGGATCGCAAACTCGTTAACATTACGGTAATGTGGATTCCTACCGAGTGTATCGAGAGCGTCGTGCTGTCGCTGCAAAGAAACGATGGAATCCTGTTAATTGAGGAGGAGTAAACTATGGCAAAACCGCAAAAACCGCAGGACGCTTTCGTAGCGAATGGCTGGTACCTGAATCTTCCCGTAGCGGGGATTCTTTCCAATGGCCTTTTCGAAACGTTGGAGGGTATGGGCAAGTCTTCCGGTAACGTAGAGATGGTTGATGCAGGAAGCAACCACGTCTACAACTTTACCGACCAGCTTACCCGTTATGACGAGATGACGCTCACCAGAACGTATCAGGGGAATTCCGCCGACCGTGCTATGGAGGCTCTCGTCAGTACGATGATCGAAACCGGAATGAAACTTCCGGCTACCGCCGTCAAGATGCACCACGGACAGGAGGTGTTCACGGTGGTATTCGAGGGATTCCGGTTCACGGCCGCACGTTACCCGACGTTCGACAATGGAAGCTCCGAGAAGTTCACCGTCACCTATACGGCGATGTGCGACGGCTGGGAGATCGTTCCTACCAGCGTGTAACGACAAGTTCTTTTAACACTATACAGGATTATGGACAGTTTGATTTTCGATCTTCCCATCGGACTTCGTTCCGGCGGGGATGTATTGAAGGAGGTAGAATTACTTCGTACTAATGGTGTGGCAGAAAAAGTTTTCGTGACCAAGATTCCCGAACGCCCCTACACGTGGCAGGGAAATGTCCTTGCCGTAGCGATCAAGAGAATCGGTAACATCGAGATCGGTGCCGAGGCCCGCAGATCATACGTCAAGGACAACGCGGTTACGATACCCGAGGCGGTTAAGAATCTCACGATGGCGGATGTAAATACGCTTCTCGTGGAGATTCACCGCCGGTTGTGGCAAAGTTTCATCCCCCGTCAGGAGGTTATTTGCAAGTACTGCGGGAAGCGTCTTCTCGCGGATATTGATCTCGATAAGATCGATTACCGCGACGAGACGAAGGAGTTCATGGAGGAGTGCCCGAATTACGACGAGATCGTGGTCGACCTTGTTTCCGGTTTCACCCCTCCGTCGCTCGGTAAAATAACGGATAAACCCGAATACGCCGACGTTCTGCAAACCGAATACAACCGTATGACGTTCCGTGCGCCGCTGCTGCGCGACGCGATAAAAAACGAACGGAAATTCTCGGATTCGATCGGTTTCTGGCGCTGCATCGCGAAGGACTGCCTGCTGCGCGTCGAATCGGTGGAGGACGGTACCGTTACGAGCGTTCTCCCGACGGAGTTCCACACGTACTACGGAATGAAGCTCTACGACGAGTATCTTTCCGGCAAAGACCTCAAAGCGATCCGCTCCGCTCTGACGGAGTACCTTCCTACGCTTCCGTTCGCGTATTACGACCGGTGCGGATGTGACGAGCAAAGAGAGATACCCTATTCGATGGAGGCGTCTTCTTTTTTCTCGGAATGACGTTAAACATCGGAATCGCTAAGTTCGTCAATAGAGAGTACCCGATGTTCGGCCTTTGGGCTTTACGAAGGGATACTCTCTTTTTGCCGAAAGATATTTCTCGCGACGAAGACGATCCGAACAGTGAGGAATATTATAGTTTAACGTCGCAGGTGTACTTTCTTATGAAGCGTTTGCGTCAACAGTATTCGGAGATCATGCTCATGGATACCGAGGATCGCGAAACGTTTTTTCACATGGAGATGGAGGTCTTGAATAAAGAACTCGACGCCTCCAAAAACAAGTAGCTATGGCCGGTAAATTGAGGGGTGGAGACCCGCAGTTTTCATACGATTTCGGTGTAGCCGTATCTACGGCTACTCTAAGTAAGATCACCAGACTTACCGGTGTCACCTTGTCACTGGCGGGTGCGTACTACGCGCTGCAAAAAACCGCTACGGAGTACGTCGATACGCTTAAACCGAATGCGATGCGCTTCGGCGGGTACCTCAATACGATGCAGACGATGGCCAAGTTACAGGATCGTATCGCCAAAGGACAGACGTCGTTCTCCGTGCAACAACAGATGCGCGGAATGAACGATCTTATGTCGGTCGGCATCAAGGCCAGTGAAAACCTCGACTTCCTCGACAAGAGCGCTCACGCTATGGGCGTAAGTTTCGACGAATTCGCCGGAGCTATCGCCAATGGTATCCGTGGAAACATGTCGGGACTGGTTCAGATGGGACTTCTTACGGAGCGCTCTACGCGCTATTTCGAGAAGTATCAGGCTAACACTATTCAACGACAGCAGGCGATCCTTAACTTCGTGAAGGAGCATAAGGGATTGCAGACACTCATCAAGAACGACTTCCGCACGATCAAAGACGGTACTGCACAGATTTCCGGTATATGGAAGACCTTCATGCAGAGTGTCGTCGGTGATCCGAGAAATCCCGACAGTCTGTACGGAAGCGTAGTCGGTGTGTTCGACAAGATCGGCGGTGGACTGTCCAAGTCTTTGGAGTACATCAAAAGGGCCGGTTACATGGTCGGCAGAGTTCTCGGATGGTTCGTCAAACAGATCGGTGAGTTCGTCATGTGGGTCGGAAGGGTCATAAACAAAAGTCTCGACGGCTCCAAGAAGATTCTCGACAATTACAGGGAATCCACGAACTCGCTTATCGTATGGCTGGAATTCATGAAGCTTCGGGTGGTCAAGTTTTTCCAAGACTATCAGGAACCCATAAAGACCACTCTCAAACTGCTGCTGGCGTACAAGGCGCTTAAAACGGTGTTCCTTATCTCTAAGGCGGCGATCAATTCCGCATGGGCGTATGCTGCGGCGATAAACAGTATCGGAGGCGGTTACAAGGCGCATGGTTTGCAGAAGGGTTCGAGAAAGCGCCGCTGGATGTACATCAAGAACATGTTCATGAAACCGAAAACGCAGACTAAGATCGCTGCGTCGTTCGGTATGCTGAAACGTTTGGGGCCGATCATCAAGACTATCAGTGCTGCACTGCTCAACGTAGGAAAAATAGGTCTTAAAGGTATCGTAGGAGGTACGTTAGGTGCCATCCTTCTCGGTTTCGAGGCTCTCAAAATCTACATCAAGGATATTCTCGGTCTTTCCGAGGAGTGGGACAAGTACATGCAGAGCATCTGGCGATTCGTTAAAAGTATCGGAACGCTGGTATCCGACGCGATCGGCAGGAAGTTCGAGAAGTTCAAGACTAATTGGGACATCATGGGAAACCGGCTGTTGACTGCGTGGAACAATCTGGTTTATGGTATCGGTAAGACGTGGCGAGACTTCATGCGTACCGACGTCGGTAAGATGCTCGCATGGTTCTTCGGTATGAATAAAGCTAACGCTGCTGCGGGTCTTGCCGGAATCACCAACGGTTTCGATTCCGCGGCTGACTACATCAACATGGTCAACGAAAACAACAATGGGGCGCATCTTACCGAGATGGAGAGGCTACGCCAACGTCAGGAGGAGACCAAAATGCTCAGCGACATATCCGCCTTGCGCCGGCAGGCATTGAAGGCCCGTTCGATGGAGGATATAAGCGCATTGGTCAAGGCTGCCAAGTCCGACTTCCAGATAACGATAAACCTGCCGGAAGGCGTTACCGACGTCGTGGCTCTGTCGGATATTATCATCGACCGCCTCAGCTACGAGATGGAAACCAAAGCTACTCGTAACGGAGAAATTTATTAACCAGCCGTGTTACCCAGTATTTATGGCAATAATTAATGACGCAATAGGAGGTTTGCAGAGGCGGTTCCGGTCGTTGTTCAATACGAATACGGGGTCGGCTAACGGTCATTATTTTTTCCGCACCTCAAAGAACAGAGGCTATCTTATCCGCAAAAGGGATACGCTCAATACGGTAAACCTCGAAAAGGGGTACGTGTTTCAGTTCAACCCTCAGCAATTGATGGATACGAAGTCTTCTACGTGGAGTACGCGCAACTACCCCGGGCTGTCGTACAACGATTACGTGTGGGCCGGAGGCGGCGAGCGTATCGTGACGTTCGAGCTTATGCTGGACGATACCCCCGGATCGCATACGACGTACTTCCTCCCCGATACGGTGGCCGCTACGATAAAGAATACGCCCGTACCCGCTGCCGTGGTGGAACAAAAACGGAACCGCGATACGCTTGCCACGGCTTTCGGTGTTCCGACGATACCCACCAGTAAGGAGACCGCGAAAGTCACGCAGATGGTCGATTTCGAATGGGACATGAACGGGGCGTTCAGTGTTACGCGCGTCCATGAACGCGGAGTTCTCGACGCGGTGGAGTATCTGCAATCGTTTTTGTACCCGGAGCCGTTGAAGGATGAAAATACACCCCGTTTCGCCGAAGGAGGAATCATATCGCTCAACCAGTTCCGGCCGCCCGCTACGGCGGTATTCAGTTTCGGGCCTATCCTTTTGCAGGGGATCATAAAGTCGGCTCCGGTAACGTACCAGCTGTTCGACAGAGACCTCACCCCCATACGGGCTTCCGTATCGGTGGAACTCGGTGTTCTCGAATTCGAAGATTTGACCAGTTCCTCTACAATGACACGCAAGATATGATAAGCAACGGATTCTACAACTACCACAACCTCAAACAGGAGTACCTCGGCGGTAAAGTGAAGCACTACCCGATAAAGGATGCTTCCATTACGCTGGAATGGTACGAGTACATCGTAAAGGCGAACGAGACGCTGTATACGATCGCCGCCCGTGTGTTCGGTGAAGTATCCGTTCAGAACTGGACGTTCATCGCCGATAACAATCCGCCGCGCAATCCCGACGACTGGAACGTCGGAGACGTAATCAGACTTCCCAAAATCATAGTACGAGATATAATCCGATGAACAACCCTACACAACCGTCATTCAAGATTCGTCTGTATATGAAAGGAGAGATTCCTGCCAATACGGACACTTACCGTGTACGCGGAGGGACACTTGCCAATATCGGGGAAGCGAGGTTCATCGATATTGAACAGTTCGTAACGTGGCCGGTCGAGTACAAGGAACAGATGTCTCAGGTGAACACGCTGTCGTTTACGGTGGACAAATATGCCGAACTTCTGTTGCAGAGAACGTATCTCGGTCAGTGGGTCGTGTTTTTCGGCGGATACTACGATGAAACCGGCGACGGTGTGCGGAAGATATTCGGTGGTACCATAACGCGGATACGAACCCGCTTTCAGGACGACGGACGAGTGTCCTATAACGTCGAGTGTTTCGCATACGGGTTTACGCAGATGGGTAAGGATACCGGTCTCAATTACACGTACCCCGATACCGGTTCCGGTGCGCGCCCGTGCTTCGCAGGAAAGAGTTCGATAACCATTACGGAGCTTATACAGGGAATCATCGAATCGGACGGCATGAAGCTCGGTATGCTCGCCTTGCCGAAGAAAGTCGCCAAGACCACGTTCACGCTTAAAAATGTCCGCCGGCAGGTCAACCAGTCGGACTGGGCTTTCCTGAACAGTTTGGCGCACGACTTCGGTTGTATCATGTGGAGTGAAACGGTTGATGGCGTTGAGACCATCAACGTCATAGAACGCGAATCGAAAGAGCTGCGAGAGGACACTAATATACAGTTCCTATATGTTCCCGAGAGGGGTGATATAAAATCCGCGCGATTGCAGGAGATACAACAGTTCGATGACTCGGTGTGGAACAGACCTCGAATCCTTCGGAGCGTTACGGTGGACGAAAACATCAATGCGGCCTACTCCGTAAGACGCTCCGCCGTGAAGTTCAATCCTCAGACTGGTCAGCTTGAAGACAACGTAGTCGCCGAAATTACGGAGAAGGACGGCAAGAAGGTAATCACGATGTACGAGTTCGATGCGGAGCGTGTAAAGGAGGTCGCAGAGACGCAACCCGAGATCGCTGCTACGATTCGTCGTCTGGGGCCGTTCGGTGTCGAGTGGAGTTCCGGCAAGGAGCCTGAAAGTCCTCTGTTCGCACGATACTACTACCGACAGGTCACGAAACCTCTGGACGAGAACGTCGCGGTGTTCGATATGAGTTTTTTGGGTATCAAGATCAAGGCCCGCTGCAACCAAGACCTCAATATCCATACGCAGAGAGTGTACAACGTGCGCGGGATACTGCGGTACAACTCCACGGATCAAGTCGGTAAGTACTACCTTATGGGACTTACCCATACGTGGGACGGTACCGGTACGTGGACTGACTTAGAATTCATGAAGTAATGACCGAGTTCGCACAGATAACCGGTGAGCTTCTCGACAACAGGCTCAAAGTACGTGTCCGCACGGGGAACGAGTTTTTCGCCCCGATGGTCATAACGGGCACTACGGGGACACTTCCGTCGGCCAAATGGCTGTCTGAAAACAAGGACAAGTTCCTCGCCCTTGTTACTTATGAAAAAGATTTGTATATTTCGCCTATGATAACGGGGTTTTACCCGTTGGAGAGTGCTTCGTCGGCAAGATACGATATACAGGAACGCCTTCTGGCGGTGTGTACGGAGCTTCTCGAACAGTTATTGAAGGCGAAAGTGAATACGATGCTCGGCCCTCAGCCGTTCATGCCTGACACGATACAGGTGTTCAACGACTTGAAGGCGCGGCTCGATGAAATTAAGGAACTTATTTTACCGATAGGCGATGCTCAATAAGACTGCACTGAAAAATTCTCTGTACGATGGTTTCCGTCAGATCATGGAGGATCAGGCGGCCAATGCCGTCAACGGTGACGAGCAGGCTGATCCGGCGGACATAATCGCGAATATCTGCGAACGGATGTCTTCGGTGGTTTCCGATGCAGTGGAGCAGTACGTCAAGTCGGGAGATATACGGATAACGAGTGCCAACATTACCGTAACGGCGCCGAACGGTGCGTGCACGGTAACTCCGGCCGATCCGGCAAAATTGCAGTGACTATGCGGGGACTTTCTTGCAGATTCAAGATGGACAACGGTAAACTGGGTTTGTCGTCCGGCTCTACTAAGGCTTCGGACGATATTTGGTTCTACTGTACCTTCGACCGGATGCGCGTGTACTCTCCGAACTACGGGTTCAACTTCCACAGTCTCGTGCAGAGGCCCGCAAGTTTTTTCATCGTAAACAGGGCGCTTATCGTGTCGACGCTGCAAAATGGAATCGAACAGAATACGAATGATCTGCGTGTCCTCGGAGTGGACGTGGGATACGATCCCTCTGACAGCCGCCGCGATCTTACGCTGCGCATCGAGTATGCGGCCGTCGAGGAGAGCAAGACCGAAGTTCAAGGTGTAACGTTTGTTTAGTATGGCTGATAATAAGGAAACACTGCTCGCGTATTTTTCAGGACTTCCGCTGTCGACGCTTCAAAAGCTGCGCCGATATTCGGAGCTTCTTATCATACCGGAGGAAGACTTGCTGACGAATGCGACGATGATACAGATGGTCGACAAGGCGCACCTTCTGGCCGACTCGCTGTTCCCCGAGTGGACGGATCGAAGCAAGTCCGACTTCGGGGAGTTCCTTGTCGAACTGTTCGCATTGTTCTCGGAGAAGGACTTCTGGTACATCAACGCTTTTGCCAACGAGAGTATCCTCAGGAAGGCCCATTCGTATAGTAATGTATTCGCGCAAGTGTCCGCACTCGGATACACGCCGACGTTGTGCAAAGGGGCTACTGCGACGTTCTCGCTGACATTCGCTGCCGGTAATGCGGCGACGTACAAACGCGGTGATCTCACGGTTATGGTCGGAGACATACCGTTTACTAACGACGAGGATTTCAACGTACCGGCCGAAGAAACCACGCTGACACTGCTACTGCATGCAGGGACGTTTACATCGGAGGACATTACATTCAACGGAAACAGTATCTTCATACGGCAGAAGAACATCGACGTGGACAGTGTGTTCGTTCAGATAAACAACGTCGAGTACACACGTGTAGGAACGTTCGGAGAATCCGATTCGGACAGTACGCACTTTATGGTTCTGCCGGAGGAGGATGGTTCCGTGTCGATCTACTTCGGACATAACGGTTATGGTGTACAACCTTCGCTTGGAAGCGGTATTCATGTTGACTTCCGCACGTGCGACGGTTCGAAACAGAACTTCGACTTCCCCACTACGATGGAGGTACGTGTTACGGATGATTTGTCGCAGAGAGAGGTCACCGGTGTTACACTTATGACGGCCGCTACCGGAGGTTCGTATGCTGAGAGTCTTACGTCTATTCAGGAGAAGGCCCCGCTGATGATCGGTGTTCAGGGTACGGCCGTAAATACAGTATCTACCGAGGGACTGCTCAATACGCTCAACTTCGTTAAACAGTCTAAGGTTACGCTGGACGGTACCACGGTGTCGTACAGGGTTATTCCTACGTCCGGTTCGGATGAACCCACGTCGGAGGAACAGTCCAAGATATTCGATTTCCTCTCCGGCCGACTTATCATGGGGTACTCTCTGTCGTATACGCCGAACACGTATGTGGATTTGCTCGATGTGGCCAGTGAATCCGGTGTAGCTTCTAACATCATTCTGGATATAGTCTATCTGAAAGGTTACGACACGTCGATCATCGAAGGACAGGTCAGACAGGTTATTCAGGATGTTACGAATCCGCTGATAAAGGCTACTTACGGTTCGGGATTCGACCTTACGGACGTAGACGTACTTATCCGCGGTTCCGTTCAGGGGGTTCAGAGTGTAAGTTTCAAGGCTACGGTAAACTCTCAGGAAACACCTATGCGCAGTATCACGATCGCCAAGACTTCCATCTTCAAGCAAGTCGATGCCGGAGATATAATTTGTAGATTCGATGCAATTTAGCAAGTTCATACCCGTTTCGGTCAAGGAACAGGAGTTATCGCACAAGCTGATCTCGGTATTCGACGGCTTGCAGGCGTACAAGGAGGAAATCATCTACGGTTCCCTCCGCACTACTAATTTCGCGCTGATCGACAACAAGAAGTGGCTGCTTAAAAAACTCGCCGACTACGGATTCTCCGGCCTTCCCTACGAGATGCCTCTACTGGTACTTCAACAACTCTTGCTCAATGCTGTAAAACTCAATAAGTTACGTGGGAGTTACGATGGTGTCAGACTGTTCGTCAGTATCATTACGATGGGAGAGGTCACTATCGACACAGACGGTTGGCTGAAAGATTCTGAACAACTTATCCCCGATTCTACGATACAGGGGTACATTACGGAGGATAACGCGAAGCCGTACTTTTATGTCGTAGACGATACTGACGTATTGTTTCAGACGAACACGTTGACGATCCATGTAAAGACACCGTATTTCGGTTCAGATTACGTCATTGCCGAATATGACGACGTGGTGTCGACATACAATGAGAATAAGGCGGGTTTCTCCGACGGAGGTTCTACGATGACGTGGAATATCCCTGAGATCGAAGAGTACCTGATCGGTACTGCCGACAAGGAAGGGGCCATAAATGAATTCGTCAGCTTCTATTCCGAGGCCCAGATAACATGGGACGTCCAGCATCGGGACAGCCCCTATTACGATAAACTATTAAACCCGTATTTCAGAAATGAGTAGTATTAAGGACAAGGTGTATAACGCCTCGCAAAAAATTATTCGGGCAGTCTTTCATGGCGCCCCCAATCTGTTTACGGCTCCCGATATAAACCGTCAGCTGGACGTGTTCGACCATCGTTTCGGCATGTTGGAGGGTTTCCTTCCTGCTACGTCGGATATGACTTTCAGTGTTGCTAACGGTGAAGCGAAGATGACTTACTCGTACCTCGAAGTCGCTGGGGTACAGTTATATAAAGGCAGTTCCAAGACGGATGTCATTACCGACGGTTTCTACAATGACGACCACCTGATCGGACTGTACGTCAAGCGTAAGCTCGTCACGTATGCGAACGACGGAGCGGATCATCTTATCTCGGGCGCCGTATTCGTCGACGGTACCTCTATGGCAGCGGCGGATCACTACGTCATATCCGACTACGGGTTCGTCGTCGGTACGGCTCAGTCCGGTACGACGCAGTGGGTGTCGCTTCCTTCGGATGCCGAGGTCGTGTCGGTGGTGTATTCGTTCAACGTCCTTCTCGGCGCAGGATTGCGTTCGAGAGTTCCCAATACGCTCCCGAAGGGATACCCGATGGCGACCAAGATCATCAATACGGTGGTAAATCTGTTTCAGTATCAACCGAGTACGGTCAAGTACGAGATTCCCACCGAACAGCTCGGTTCCTATGCTACCGGTATAGGAGGCGTCGCTTACTTCTACATGGACAAGGATATGCTGATGGTATCCGTCGATGCGCAGGTGGCGTTCAACAATACGGAGGTACCCCAATCTCAGAAGGTTCTTACGGCCAGTATTCCGCTGTCCTCCGTATTTTCGCAGACGTTGTGGAACGTAAACGACGTACTTATTGCCGGTGGTGCCACGACGACGAATACGGGGGAGGCTCAGAATCCGTTCGTCGTTGTATGCCCGGCGGATTTCATGCAAAAACCCGGCAATATCGCGCACACTGAGTACCGAACGTATGTAACCATCGAAACGCAGGGAGAAACGTCTCTAATGACGCCTACGGTCAAGCTGTGCATACGGCTCGCCGCGCAGTCTGTTGTCGGGACTTATTCGTGCCGGTTCCGCGGACAGCTGATCGTACCGAATAAGGGCAGCCGTGCGTAGGCGGTTTTGGGACGTTTGCAAGAGTCGAAAGTTTTTGCTATATTCACGTAGTTTTTAACGGTCGAAAACGACCTCGGTTCAGGGACGATTTTTGGACGGTTTTGGACGAGGTTTTGGAGTTAGGTCAGACCAGATATATTTAATAACAGCTAAATACAGAAGTAGAATATTATATAATTATATATAATAGATATATGGGTATACGGAGTATACCCGGGTATTAGAAGTTATTTACCGTATTGTAGATATAAATTGCGTGGCCAAGCATTTGAAGCATGGGAAAAACGACGATTTTTCAACCTGAATCAGCGACCATCGACGAGCAGGGTTTTCGGCTGATGCGATCTCCTTTCCACGGGAGGACGATCCGCGGTTTCTCAATCGAGGGTCTTGCGCGTCATTACTACGGATACTTTTCGCGGCAAATCGACGCACTCAACGAGCGGATGAAATTGCTGGGTGAATCTCCGCGTGAACTTGTCGAACTGCAACAGTCGCGGGATGTTTATCTGAGGAACTACTCGGCGAATGTTTTCAATCATTGCTTCTGGTTCGAACAGCTTACCGAACGGAAGGTCGAAATGCCGGAATCGCTCGAAGCGCTTTTCCGCAAACATTTCGGAGACTTCCGCGCTACGGTAAGGGAACACGCCGCGACGAATATGGGTTCCGGTTTTCTGTGGGTGTACGCACGCGGTTCGGACGTATACATGCGCATGTGCCCGAATGCGCTTAACCCGCTGTGGAGGGATACGCCTGCCCCGTGGCAGGGATCACCGCTGTTCTGCATCGATCTGTGGGAGCATGCGTGGTATATGGACTACACGTCGTGCGACGAATACGTGAATGGAATTCTTGACGACTGCACTGACTGGGAGGTCGTTACCGAACGAACTATCGAATATGGAATATTGCAGCAACCTCCTCGCGACTGAACGCGAGATCATCGAACATGGAACCTCAGTCGAGGAAATATCGGAGACGCTCACACTCCCGAATCCGAGATACCAGAATATCGTCCGGTTCGGTAAGGGAAGGTTTTATTCGAAGGTAGACCCTACGATCTGCTATCTCCGAAAAGAGGGAGACCGGTATGTGCTTCCCCGCTACTACTTCGGGCAGCCGAAGTCGACGGACGGTCTCGTCATGGGAAGACGCACGTCGTTTAACCACAGGATCACCCTCAGAGACTACCAGAAGAAGTTTTTCGACGACAACCCCGCGATGTATGATTCGTCGGGGGTTCTGATCGAGATGCCGTGCGGTCACGGGAAGACGGTCTGTGCGATTTACCGCACCGCACGACTGCAAGTGCAGACGCTCGTTTTGGTGCCGACGTATTATTTGGCGCGACAGTGGGAAAACGTCATCCGTGGTACAACTGATGCCTCGACGGTCGTTTTGACGTCTAATGCGACGGAAATGCCCTTTAACGCCGATTTTACGATCGTGGTTCTCGACCTCTTTACGGTTCGCGTGCTGCCGGAGGAACTGGTGAACAATATCGGACAGGTTATCTTAGACGAGGCGCACAGGATCGGTGCCGACACGTATATGCCGATACTTGATGAAATCCCGGCGTATTATCGGACGGCTCTTACGGCCACGTTCCGACGAACCGACGGTGCGCATAAAGTGCTGGCGTATCATTTCGGGGATCGGTTCAGGATGGAATACCAGTTCCGCAAGCCTTATGTGTACGCGCTCGATACGGGTGTGGAGGTGCGCGGTGTCACGTCCAAGAACAGGCCGCATTCGACGATTCTGAAATATCTGGAACAACACGACTATCCCTACACGGAGACCGCATCGGCGATAAGTTTCGATCCCAAACAGTGCAAGTCCGTAACGGATGAGTATATGGCCGGTCACTGGAACAAGACCGAGTACAGGGAGCTTATGAAGACGCTCGAACGCGCACAGGATATGTCCTACACTACGTTGGAGAGTTATCTGTCGGAGAACTGCGCGCGCAGGAAGATCGCCATACGCGCTATTCAGGAGGCGCTCGACAAGGGACGCACCGTGCTGTTTCTGTCGAAACGCAAGGAGGTGCTCAAAGCACTGTACGAATACTTCTACGACTACGGGCCGATGCTGGTCATATCGGAGACGAACCGGTTCACGGAGGATGAGACACGGTATCTCGAAAACGAGTGCCCGCTCGTGTTCGGTGTCACGCAGCTGGCGAAGGAGGGTTTGGACATTCCCCGTCTCGATACGCTTATTATACACCTTCCGCTCAAAGATACGGAACAGGCCATCGGCCGCATATCCCGCGAGTTCAGCGGCAAGAAACCTCCCGTCGCGCTGTACCTTCTCGATAAGTGTCCGTACACATACGGAGTGTTCAGGGCGGCCCAGAAGACGATCGCGATAAATGCCGAATACAGAGGGGCGACGACGATCCCCGAATTGAAGAAGTTACTCTAATGACGAAAAGAAACATGAATTTTATTACCATTGTCGCACGAGAGATCGTTAAATTGGCTATATTTGTAGTGCTCGTGCGGATGCCTATCGAACTCAGCAGGATATTCGATGACGCCAGCTATCTGTGGATGTACGCGCTGTCGATATTTCTGTTTATCGTTACGATTACGCATTACGAGAACCTTTCCCGTATAGACGCTATCGAGAGGACATTTGACAAAGACGAGGATGATGACACAAGAGAGTAACATACGACCCAACCGCAGGGAGAGACGACTGCTTCTCCGCAGGGGAAAGACCGGTGAGCGGTGGACTACCTTCGCCGACAACAAGGGATTCGAGTACGACTACAAGAGCGTGGCGAAGTTCGCTTCGCTGTGTAATTTCATCCTCGGGGGACTTAAAAGGGGATTCCCCGTCCTCGCACGCAGGCTGCACTATCCGGCATGGGCCTGCTATCCGTTCTTTTTCGTCAAGCGCGACCTGAAAGTGAAAGACCCGATTCCGATTCTCAATCATGAGAGGATACACGTAGTCCAGCAAAGAGAGCTGCATACGGTCGTAAGTATTCCCGTAGCGGTCGCAGCGGCGTTCACTACGCCGTGGCTGCTTCTGGCGGTGCCGTTCGTGCCGACGATCGTATACATGGCGGATTACGTCAGGGTGTGGGTGAAACTCTCGCGTATGAAACGGGCGGGTGAAACCAAATACGGGAAGATAACCGCGCAGGTAATCCGCGCCAATACGTGCTTCGAACTGGAAGCCACGTCGAAGGCTCCCAATGCGAACTACCTTCTGGAACGCAAGTTCATGGCCGAACTCGCGTGGACTGGTTGGAAAATATTCCGCAGCTATGGGAAGTAAATGGTATCGTTTCATCAATGGAGTGTTCGGGGTTATCTACTCGTTCGCACTCGGGATGCTGCTGTTCGAAGTGTCATTTACGGAGGACGACGTGGCGATGTTCGTCGTAAGCGATTTTCTGTGCGTGGTCTGCTTCGTTGCGGCTACGGCGTGTTTCTACCAGATGTATACAGGTAAAGATTTGTTTCGATGAACTACGATTTCGACAGGGATACCCCGCAGAGCGCATACGATGCGCTGTACGAGAAACCCATAGGACATGTGTTCTCGGTAAACCCCGACGACTACGAGACGGTCATTGGGAGAATCTCCGAGGGTGCCCGCGATGGATTCGCGGTGTTCCCGATAATGCCCGGGACGTCGCTGTACGTGCAATACGGGTGCGATCATTGCGTAGTAACGGCCAAGTAGGACGTTTGGAAATATCGTTTGCAACGTCTATATTTGTTCTCGTTCACAAAAACATTTCTCACAACTTAATTTTACAAAACTATGGTAATCGGAAAAATCAAACCGACGGCTACTCTTGTAGCGCAGTACCCCGCCAATTGCGAGGTCGATGCAATCGAACATGACGACAGACTGTTCCTGCCGGTCGTATCGCTCGGAGCTTTCACACCGACGAAGGAGGAAGACCCGAAACCCGTTAAGAAATCCGCTCCGACGTTCGAGGAGGCTACGCGGGAGCCTGCCGCAGCTTCCCCCGCTCCTGCTCCCGCCGCATCGGGGGCCGAAGTTTCGGAGGACGACGCACAGGATGAACTCCCGGTGTACGCTGAACGCGATCTGATGGAGATGCCCACGAAGGAGCTTCTCGCTATCTGCGACAAACTCGGTATCGACCCCGACGCACAGGAGGGCAAGAACACGAACAAGAAATTGCGTTTGCTGATCCTCGACGCACAGGAGGGTACGAAACCTTCTGCGAAACCTGCTGCGAAACCCGTAGCGAAGGCGGATGACGACGACACGGACGATCTTCCGTTCGAAGATTCCATGCCGAAACCTGCCAAGAAGGGGAAGGACTTCACGCACGATGTGGCCAAAGTCCTCGAAGCGTTCGACAACGGGGATATGAACGAGAAGAAGTCCCTCGCTACGATCAAGGGATACGCTCCGTCGGACGACTATGACGAGGAGGGTGTCGAAAAGGCGTTCCGCGAGTTCGCCGACAACAGCGAGGCCGACATCATGGAGATCGCCCAACAGATTTCCGACGCACTCAACGCACAGTCTGGTGAGGAGGCTGCCGAGGAGGGGTCGAAAGATGAACCCGCCGGTGAATTGGTAGAACCTTCTCAGCTCCATGTAGGAGACCGTGTGTCGGTGTACTGGGCCGACGAGGCGAACAAGTGCTGGTATTCCGGCGAGGTGTCCGCGATGCGACGCGGTAAGCCCACGATCAAGTACGACGACGGTACGGAGTCGATGCTCGGGACGCACAACACGAAGATCATGCTGATCGAGGAGTAATCCGATTACCATTCAGCGGACGGGGGAGGGTGACGCTTGTTTGCTCTCCCCCGTTTTTCAAAAACAGGATACACTATGCCTACATTGAACAACAGCGAAGACGGTTTGGCGCTGACCGCGCTTAACTATCACCAAAGGAAACTCGAAATCAAGGAGATCGAAAAGGAACTCGCTTCGATGCGTCCGGTACTCGAAGATGGTGTCGACAGGCTCGGTAACGTTACGGCCACCGGAAGCCGTGTGGCGGTCATTCCCTATGCTGACAAGGAGATTCAACTGCGGAAGGACTTGCGTCTGACCGCCGTACTCGTTCCCGAAGCGGAGGACATACTCCGCCGTCATAAACTTACGGAGTGTTTGGAGACGACCACGATTATTCGGGAGGACGTCATTCAACGCATGTACGAGAGAGGGGAGATTTCCATCGACGTAATGAAGGAGCTTTACGTCGAAAAGGAGACCCGTGCGTTTTCTGTCAAAGTAAAGAAACGTTTTCATGAGGAGTAAAAAATTCACGGTTTCGATCAACGGGAATCTCACGGAGGTGTACGTCATTTCCGGTTTCGCCCGTGAGTGCGACCGGTCGATCGATACGATACGCCGGTACGAGAGAAACGGTGTTATTCCGCCGGCTTTTCTCACGTATCGCGGTGCCCGCTGCTATCCGGTCGAGTTTACGAAAAAGGTCGCACCGCTTATCCGACGAATTCCGTGCAACAGGAAGTGCCCGGCGGAACTGATTGTAGAAATAAACCGAATCTTTTCGGAGGAAAGGAGCAAATATGCCTAAAATTGCAGAAACCGACACCAAGAAAGTTCTCCGTGACGCAGGGTGTACGGTGTATTACGAAAAGTCGCTGACGAAGAATCTCGGCAACTACGAGAGTGCTAAGGTCACGGTCGGTGTAACGCTGCCGATCGAACCCACGAGGGAGGAGATCGCATTGGTCAAGACCACGATCGAAAAGGCCGATACGATCATTACCGAGGAACTGGAAGTGCAGTTAAAAGAACTCGACGGTAAGTGATGAACGGGTTGCACAAACTGCGAAAGGAGTTTTCCGTCAGCGGTATCGTGGACTTCAAAATTCTGTTGTACATGGCGCTTATATCGAATGTGTCTTCCGGTAAAGTGGAGGGAGACGATACGGTGTATGCGCTGTGTTCGTGCAAGAGGGATGATCTGTACGATATTTTCGCTACGTGGGATGAATCCGAGATCGACAAGGCGGTGGATGCACTCCTTCACAAGGGTCTTATCTTCATGGACACCGAAGGAGGCATCTACGCCGGTGAAATACGCGGGTCTCGGTTCTTTCCGTTCAATGCGGAGAGTTCCATTGCGGATGCCGCTATCGAAAAACTCAGGGAGGCTATCAAGTCGTTCGAAAAACCTCGGTCGGCGCTGCGAAGAAGCCGCGGAAGGTTCATCGCCGAACAGATAAACACGTATATAGACCGCGGTATCTCGGAGATGACCCCCGGGGACTTCACTACGTTGTTCACCTATCTGTACGAGATATTCACCGGCGGTGAAACGTATACGGTGCGCAACAAGACGGAGTACTACCAGACGACTAACATTCTCAAAGCTTACGATAAGTTCACGACGTTCGCCATATTGGTGGAGGGTACGCTGAACTATCCGGCGTATGATCGGAGGGGTGCGCCCACACTCACGCGGGTTTCGGTAATGAAGGACACGATCTTCGGTGCTCTCAGCAGAGGTGACGGAAGCAAGGATTACATGAGGGAGGTCGACGATGAAAGAGAAGGATTCTAAATTTACGCAGTATCTTCTGGACTGCGGCATACGCTCCGGTTGGCACGACAAGGAGATCGATGAGTTCACGAACGATCCCAGAGCGCTCGAAACGGTCATGCAGTACGTGGACAACGTGGGGGAGATGCTCCGAAACGGTGTCGGTCTGTACCTGTGGGGAGCGAACGGTACGGGAAAGTCCCATTTGCTGAACACGGTATTCGTAAGATTCATCAAGGAGCGGTACCGGTGCAGAGTCTACTCGATGGACGATATTGTCAGTAACGTTACGGCGTCGTGGTACTCCGACGAACAGAGGGTCATGTTCCAGCGCATGCTGTGTACGGTCGACTTTCTCGGTATCGACGAGTTCGGGAAGAACGTCGATGCGAACGGAAACGCTATTCCGCTGCCCGATCTGGTGAAGCGGGTGGTGGAATCCGTGCTGCGTTACCGCATACAGATGCGACGTCCGGTGTGGATTACGTCGAATACCGACCCGAAGTATATACGAACGGTGTTTTCGGAGGACGTCGGGTCACTTCTCAATGAAGCGGTGGTGCCGGTGGTGGTCCGTGGACAGGATTATCGAACGGTTATTCAAAAGAGACTTAAAGGATTGCTATATGACTGACGGAGAGAAACTTTTGCTGGCCATCGTAAACAGGAGAGACCTGAAAACGCTGTCCAAAGTCCGAAGACACTGGCTCGACGGTTCCGAGGTGGTCCAGCATCGGTTCATTGTAGACTACTACAAGGACAGCGGTGAGTTCGTCGGTGCGAAGGCTTACTGCGAGAAGTTCGGTTTGGATGCTTCCGAAGTGGACGCACGTCCGACGTATTATTTGAGAATCGTTCGCGAGAGGTATCTCTTTACGCGAATATCGGAGGAGATACCGAAAATCGTAAAGGGCCTGAAAGGAGACCCGAATAAAAAACTGTCCGATCTCCGTGCACTCGTTTCGTCGCTGTCGAACGACGGTATGGAGACGAAGGATGTCCTCTACTCGGACGATACTGACAAACGTCGCACCGACTACGAGGAGAGGGTCGCCACGAAGGGTGTCACGTACCTCAGTATGGGTGCGGAGGCGTTGGATTCTACACTGTACGGTTACAGGAACACGGACTTGATTACGATCGGTGGTCGCGCCGGTCAGGGAAAGACGTTTCTGATCGTATATCTGGCCATACTCCTTAACAAGGTCGTAATGAAACTTCGCGAGGAGGGTACGTCGATCGGGGACATACTGTTCATCTCGAACGAGATCGGGGAGGACGAACTTCGGGAGCGGTTCGATGCGATCATGTTCAGACTCCCCTACGGGAGGTTCCTCAAAGGAGAACTTACGGAACGTGAAAAGTCGAGGTACTATCATGGTCTGGATGCCTTGAAGGAATCTTCGTCGGCGATACGCATCGTGTACAGCTGTGCGACGATCGACGAACTTACGGCGTTGGTCGGTCTGTATAATCCGGCGCTTATATTCGTCGACGGTTCGTATCTGCTGGAACCTTCCATTCAGGAGGGTTGGGAGAAGATCACCTACATCACACGTAATTTGAAACGTTTGGCCAAAGAGACGAAAACGCCTATCGTGAACACTACTCAGATGCGTCGCGGAAGCGGTACGAAAGCCTCTAAGGACGGTTTATCCGGTCAGGATGATTTCGCGTATGCGAGTTCGTTCGTGCAGGATTCCGATATTGCGCTTCGAATGTTTCAGGACGCGGATATGAAGTTCTACGATCAAGTCGGTCTGGAACTCGTAAAGGGAAGACGTGCGGCGGCAGGTACCACGTACATCTTCCAGAGCAATCTTGAAAAAATGGACTTTTCCATAAAACTCAGCGCCTCGTATGAAGACGATACCGCAACTGTTACAACGGTTAGACCCGAAATCGGAATATGATACTACGGTGGGTTATGGAATTGTGTCTGTCGGCAAGGGGGTTCCTTACGATGTGCTGGTTGAAGGTAGGTTCCGGTTTTTCGGCTGGACTTTCATGGTTCACCGAGACCCTAACAACCCTGAACTTTACGCTGTCTCTGAGGCTAAGACGGGGGCTAACATCAGCTGTTACGGCTGTGCTACGCCCGAGAAGGCGGTCAGGGAGGCGGTGAACGTACTGTGGAGAAGACGATACATGCTTCATACGAGTATTATGGACGTAGTAGTCGGCAGGCGTATCGACTTCGAGGCTAAAAACAGAGGGTTGTCCCTCGGTATCGACGTAATGACATGGAATTTATAAAAGAAATGGGTACACACCGTACCTTCTGCGAAATTTTCGGGTGGTACGCCGTGCCGATCCACTACGACACGGTATTCTGGGTGGACGGTATAAAGTACTGCATTGGAAGCAGGGATGACGCTCCCGAATACCGGTGGGTGTTCGAGATGGAATCCGGTGCCGCATGTGCACCTGCTGCCGAAGATAACTACAAGGGAAAGCGGTACACCGATATGGAACTCGTCGAGATATTCCTGCGTCGTAAGAAGGAGGCGGAGGACTCCGGCGACTGTATTCCTTACAGGGTTGCCGACTTCAATAATGTAAACAAAGCATTCATGACCTTATGGGAAGTAACGATTCTAAATTAGGAGACCACATGCTGATAACCGGTATCGTAATCGGTGCGGTCGCGGTGGTTACGTGGGTGGCAGTGCCGTTGTTCTATTCCGCTCCGTTGCATTTTTACGCGCGTTTCGCGCTCGTATTGTTCGCGGTGCTGGTGTTCGCGGTGCTGAGGATGTACAATGCCGTAGTAGGAAATACGCGGTATAACATCCATTTGATAAAAGCTATCACGGAGCTTAGGAAGTCGCTCGTTCCGCTCGGTACGCTGATACAGACACACAAAACGGCGCTCGGTGTCAATGGTACGAAGGTAAAGTCGGCGGCCGATTCCGTGGAGCGCCTCAGGGAAGTTCTCGAAAGTCTCAGGACGAAACGATGACCGAGCTTCTCAAAGTATTGGAGGACTACGACCCCGTAAGGATGTCCAATGGACAGATACGGTGCATGTGTCCTTTCAGGGAGAACCACCCCGACGGCAGCGGCAGAAAGTCGTTCTTTCTGTCTCCTGAACTCGGGGTGTTTCATTGCTTTTCGTGTAATGCGAAGGGGAGTGCCGTAAGACTGCTTACGCGAAGATTCGGTGTGAACTACTTTGACGCGATGGAGATGGTCAATTTGGCCAGCGTAGTCGGAGATAAACCCAAGAAACCCGAATTCGAGCTTGACAAGTCGTTCACGGTGACACCTCCGAAGTATTTCCTCGACAGGGGATACAAGGATGAAACGCTCAGACACTTCCGCTTCGGCGAAACCGATGACGGGTGGATGATTATCCCGTTTTACCGCGGTAGGGAGCTGGTCGGTTTTCAACAACGAAAACAGACTCCCGATAGAATCGTTCGGAACAATATGGGGTTCAACAAAAAGGAATATCTGTACAACTACGACGACGGGTACGATTATGTGGTAGTCGTGGAGGGTTATTCGGATGTGCTTCGGTTGTACGAACACGGGTACAACGCCACGGCTGTACTCGGTGCCGACGTAAGTCGGTGGCAGGCGCAAAAAATTTCCGAGTTCGAGCACGTATATCTGGCATTCGACAACGATGACGCCGGAAGACGCGCTACGGAGATCGCCTATTGGCAAGTGTCTCCGCATACGGACGTAAAATTGATACCCTACCCCACGAAAGACCCCGGTGAGTGCGTGGATAAACGAACGTGGGCGGAGAGTTTTCGCGATGCCACGGACTACGCCGAATACGCTACCTACATGGCTATGTATTGGGACGGTTACATAGAGATGCGCGAGAAGGTGAAACGCGATCTTAAACACAGGGCGGAAGATGATAGTCGATAGTTTGTTCGTCGAAGAAGACAGGCTGATATGTGTCGTCGCTACGTCGAAACTTACCGATGAGGACAGGGATTCACTGGTACATTTGTACGGAGAAGACAATATCGAGTACGTGAGTGTCCGGTATCCGGGTGCCAAGAAATCTCGAAAACTCGTAAATTACGCATGCGGCGCCGCTGTTATTGAAGCCACGTTCTCAGCTGACGGATCATCGAAAGTGCCCGCGAAAATCTCCGTGGACGACCTCGACCAGTTCTGCCGACAGTTTCCGGGAGTGTGGTTCGACTGCATAGACGCTACTGCGAGAGCCTTCGACGAGGTGTCTCCCAGTATGGACGAGGACTTTTCGGTTACGACGTACGATGCTGGAATCATGATGGATGCTATCGTAGTTTCCTCGGAGGTGCTCTTTCTGACACCGCATACGCAGAAGTCGGTATGCAATCTTATCGCACGGAGGTTGTACGATAATTTCAGTAGGTACGTTGAGGAGGTGCATTCTGACGGTAAGACGAAATGCGTGCTGTATGTGAAAACCGCGTCGAGTGAACCCGAGTAAACTTTGGACGTTTGGAAATAATAGTTACTTTTGCTATATTTATAACGGATGCAAATCCATGTCGGGTTATAAGTAACCCCGCAGGTAATACAATACCAACTAATAACAATTAAACACTATGCCATCATTGGAAGGGTCTCCCAGAAGGAGACGTGTTGTGGAGGAAACCCCCGAAAGAAGCACCTCCGGTTGGGGTGCAGTCGCTCGCCGTCAGGCTGAAATCGCCGAACGACGGAGCGAAATGGAAAACCAAGTAAAGGAGTTCTATTTGAAGGACGGTGAATCGGCCACGATTCAGTTCCTTCACGACGAGCCGTATTGCTACGACGCACACAGCGTGCGTGACAAGAACGGTCGCTTCTCCGTAGTTCCGTGTCAACTGAACACGCAGAGACGTTGCGAGATGTGTTCGCGCGGTATCAAACAAACGTGGAGGGCCGCGTTCAAGATTCTCGACTATCGCGGTTCATGGGACAAGGACAAGAAGAAGTTCACCTACGACAAGCCGGTCGAAAAAATCTGGAAGGTCGGTGCCACGATCGCCAACCAGCTCAAATCGATCCGTGACCGCCGCGGTCGTGAACTTACGGAGATGGTTCTCGAAGTCACCCGCTCGGGTTCGAACACGGACACGACGTACAATTTCGAACCGGCGTTCGATGACGACGATCGCAAGAGAAGTCCTATTCCGTGGAAAGAGGAGACGCCTCCCGTCGAGACGTTGTGCCAACCTCCCACGGATGACGAAATCGACGCCTCGGGCTATTCCGATTCTATGTAATGACAGGGAGCTTATCGCTCCCGTCTTTGTCTTACTATCATGAGAAAACTCGGTCTATATAAAGGTAAGGGTCTTCTGTTGTCCAGTGCCCGCGAATTGGAGGAGTACTTCGAGGGTCTCGAATCCGGCGGACTTCTTACGTGGGACTGGGAGACTACCGGTTTGGAGTACGACAGTATTCCTTTGGGTCTCGCGCTTCACCAACGCGGTAAGGAGCCGTGCTTCTGTCCGGTCGACTACTTTTTCACGGAGGCCGTTTCTATCGGAGACGTCGTAGAGCTGTGCAACAAGTATTTTCCGCGGTTCCGCATGATCGGACACAACACGAAGTTCGACAGCATGATAAACATCATGCAGGGAATCAAGGATGAGAACTGTCCTATCTTCGCGGATACGCTTACGATGGTTCATTTGTACGATCCCGCACTCGATATGCAGCTCGAAACTCGTGTCGCCGAGGACTTCGGTTACAGGAAGCCTACGTTCTCGCAAAAGTGCGAGGAGGCTTTCCCCGGGAGTAAACGCGGTCAGTGGAAGTGGAGCAAGATAAACTGGTCGGTGTCCGGTAACGATCTGTTGTCGATTCTTGCGGCGTACGCCTGCGAGGATGCCTATTGGGAGACAAAAATGTACTACCACTACCGCCCGAAACTGGATGGTGACGCGATGTGGGTTCTCGAAAATATCGAGATGCCGCTGGTAAACATTCTTCGCGATATGAAGATACGGGGTGTCCTTATCGACGTTCCGTTTCTGCGGTCGCTGGGAGAGGTGGTCGATGTGAAACTCGCCGAACTTAGGGAAGCCATCTACGCGGAGGCCGGTTGCGTGTTCAATCTGCAATCGTCACCGCAGAAACAGAATATTCTGTACGACAAAATGGGACTTCCGGTTCTCAAAGCCACCAAGTCCGGCGGGCGAAGTACGGATTCCGACGTTATGGAGATGCTCGCTGACAAGGGGTACAAGATAGCCGAGTATTTCGTGAAGTATTCCGAAATCCAGAAACTCAATTCGGGGTATATACAGTCGATTCCCGCACTGGTCGATCGACACAACGTGTTGCGTGGAGACCTGAATTCGAACGGTACCAAAACGGGAAGATTCTCGTCGCAGAATCCCAATCTGCAAAACCAGCCGAACAATCATGACTTTCCGATACGGAGGGCATTCATACCGCGTCCCGGGATGGTTTTCCTGAATTACGACTACTCGCAATTGGAGCTTCGCGTTATGGCGCACGTAAGTCAGGACAAACACTTTTTGGAGGTATTCCGAAACGGTGAAGACCCGCACGGGGACGTGGCTCGACGATTGGGAATCCCCCGAAGGGGTGCGAAAGTCGTAAATTTCGGAGTTCTGTACGGTATGGGTTCTGAAAAACTTGCCAAGACGATCAACGTTTCCACTAAGGAGGCCGACAAGATCATCAACGTCGACTATCTGAGAACGTATGCGGGTTTCGCTGCATGGAAGGTTCAGACGGAGAACTTCGTCAAACGACACGGTTTCGTAAAGAACATCTTCGGTCGCATACGCCGGTTGCCGAACGCTACGAAGGGGCCTCTCGAAAGAACACCTAAGGAATTCTACGGTGCCCTGAGGCAGTCGATCAATTCCCCTATTCAGGGAAGCGGTGCCGATATGGTGAAACTGGCCATGATTAAGATGGCTACCCGTTTCAAGGAGGAGGGAATCGACGCGCATCTGGTATTGCAGGTGCACGATGAAGTCCTCGTCGAAGTGTCGATACCGGATATGTATCGTGCACAGGAGATCGTTATCGACAGCATGGAGAACGCAGTAAAACTGAGTGTTCCGATGCTGGTAGACGGTAAGATTATTACGAACTGGGCCGAAATGAAGGATGACGATACGCCGAGTTTTCCGCTTCGGTTCGATTATTCACTTTACGCTACGCTGTTATGATCTACGAGGATGAGGAAAACCCCTACGAGGGGGAGGATTACGAAGACGAATATTTCGACGATGGTACTGACCAGAACGATCCCGATGACGGAGATTACCCGGATGACGGTACCGACGAGGAATATGACGAAGTGGAGGATGCCCTGTCGGAAGCCGCAGCTATCGACGGTGGTTTGCAAGACGCTATTCTAACAACCATTAACAGTTTTTTCTAATGCCTAAGAAAGCCGTCTCGTCATTCGCGGCGATGTACGAGAAATTCAACGATACGATGGGATCGGGTGTGATACATACCGCATCCAAGATGCCTCCGTGCCGCAAGATAAAGAGCGTTATCCCGATGTACAACTACGTGACGACCGGTGGGTTTCCCATAGGACGCATCATCGAACACGTAGGGCCGAACGGTTCACTGAAAAGTTACGCCGGTTACGATGCGTTGGCTAAATTCCAGCATTACGACTGGGCGAATCATGTGGAGAACGCCTTCGCGTCGTTCGAATGCGACGGAGAGGGTGAGATCAAGGAGATCAAAAGTTATACCCTGCGCAAGGGATACAAACCCGAGCGTGAACCCGAATTCCGGTACTGCGTGCTGGTCGATCTCGAATCGACGTACACGCCCGACTGGGGGAAGCGATTGGGAATAGACAATGACGCCTTGATACTGTTCCGTCCGTCGTCGCTGTCGCAGGCGGTAGACGCCATGCAGATATTTCTGGCCGATCCTAACATATCGTTCGTCATGCTGGACAGTCTTTCGGCGATCGGTACCGATGACGAGATGGAGAGTTCTATGGAGAGTAACCAGATGGCTTCCGGTGCCCGTTTTTGGAGCCGCGCGTTCAGAAAGTTTCTGTCGGCGATGATCGAAAACCCCAACAAAGGGGAATCCACGCTGTTATACATAAATTCGCTGTACCAGAAGACCGGTATCCCCTACGGGAATCCCGAAATGATCCGCAACGGAGACCAGATCGCACGTGCGAAAACGTTGTCCGTGAAGTTCAAGGCGTTGAAGGAGATTCAGGGAAAGACCGACACCGGGGATATTGTGACGGGGCAGAACATCGCTTTGGAATGCCTCAAAAACAAGGTAGGCATCGGTAAACGAAAGGGCAGTTTCTACTACGCCTACGTGGATGACGGTGTGGTACCTGCTTACACGACGGACGTAAACAGTCAACTGATCGATCTGGCGATGCGCTTCGGTCTTATCGAACGCAAGGGAGCATGGTATATCTGGGGTGACTTGCGTGTGCAGGGCCTCGATAACTTCGTGACCGAGGTGGTGTCGAAGGGAAAACTCGCGGAGATCGAATGTGAGATCGATGCCAAGATAAGCGACACTTCGTTATGACGTACCCGAACTTCTACTTAGAAGGAACCTGTGCGACGTTTACCCAAGAGCAGTGCGAAAGACTGTTCAAGGGTAAACGTCCTATTTCGTGGAACTGGCTCCGCAGAAGAATAAAGTCGCAGATTCCCCAGCTGTACGATGCACTGTCACTCGACCTTTGCACCTTCTACGAGGACAAGACGTATTCTACAAAGACGCATTACATCTTTACGCATTCCGCGACGGATTACTTCCTTCGCAAGGTCTGATTAAAACAACGGCTATGTTCGTACATGCTTGCAAGTGCAGGGTATTCATTCCGTGTGCCGGTTTCAAAAAGTACTTTCTCCGTTTGGGATATTCTGTGTTCTCCGGTTCAATGGTCAATACGACGTTGTATGCGCATCCGACGGAGGACGGTGCGGTTCTTACGGATGTTCCTGACGAGGCTTACATACATACATACATAGACTGCGGCAAGAACGTAAAACTGTTCAAGGCTATTGCCGCGATAAATGATGCTACGGACTATGGACAGGTGTTCGTGTCGACTTCCGGCTGGACGCTTTGTCCGTTCAACGTGTTTCCGGTGACACCCAAAACCGAGGGTTTCCGAAAGGCTACCGCGGAGGAACTTATTCAAAGAATCGACGAAATATGCTTTTAGGAATTATCATTACGTTTCTTGTCATCTGGTTTCTCTTGTTGCTCGGAGAGACTATTATATGGAGTGACCGATTCAGGTGTTTCCCCAAGATTACATTGATCCGGTTCATGTGGATATACGCTGAGGTATTCATGATGTGTTTGTCGGCGTTAGTCCTTATTTTCTCGTTTCTGTTTTTATGATTGCTCCGTATTTGCTTCCGGTGTCCGACACGCTGCCGCGGAATGTCCGCGTGAATGAATGGGGTGTAGTCGTCAATCCGTACAGAATCCATATTTCGGACAGTTCCCGACAGGAGGTTTCGCTGCGGTTCATCCGTGTAGACGGGTGGTGGTTCGGAGATGTAGATTATCGGTTGCGCGTTACTGGTAACAGACTTTCCCCGATCAAATACGATATACCGAAATACGAAAGTCTGCAACGATTCATAGAGGTCTGTGCTGACAGTTTAGGGTACACACTGTCCAGAATCCTCGGAGTTCCTTTCTGAGAAAGGTTCTTCCGATGATCCGCAAATTGTCGACGATGACCGAAAAAGAGATCATGCAATATGCCGAACAAGAACTTCCCTTGTAAACTTCCCAAATACGCCGGCAGATTGTTCGGCGAGGAACAAACTACTCGTGCGCGTTCCGGCAGACAGGAGAGTAGGATCGCACGCGAACTGAAAGGACGTGTTACGATCAATTCCGGTGCTACGTTCGGACAGAACGACGTGTTCACGGACTACTGCGAAGTAGAAGCCAAGACTACCGGTAAGGAATCCTTCTCGCTGAAATTGTCCGACTGGCGGAAACTCAGGAAGAAGTGTTCCACGACTAAGATTCCCATACTGGTTGTCGACTTCGAGAGTTCTAAGGACAGTCTCGCGGTTCTCCCCTACGACGATTTGCGATACCTTATAGAGAAGGTGAATCGTGAAACGGACTGAACGCGAGACGTTTGGATAAGTAAATCCGAATCCCTATATTTGCTACGAAACGACAAAAACAATCCCCACAATGAAGTACTATTTCGTAAAGACCCTTGAAGATAAGGGTCGCCCGCGTGTCCGTGCGTTATCCGGGCAAACTTTCGAGGATGGAACACCGGTTGACACCACGCTCAACGTCAGAGCCGACCGTGAGATTCGCACCCACTATCCTATGGGAACCGTCTACGGTGTCAAATCCCTTTCGATGTCCGTAGGGTTCCTTGACGTGGAACTCGACGGAGACTCTCGTCCGATGTGGCCGCTCAACGTTAGGTCTTACAAACTGGACTCCCACAAACCTCCCATCGAGATGGTAAAGGCATACAAGGAGTTCATAGGTGTCTCGACGAAGACACCCAAACCCTCTACCGACAGGTCGGTCTCTGTAAAGAGCTATCTGGGCCGTCTTATGGGAAACAAACGGTTCGCACCTCCTACGATCGAAGGACAGGGGTTTTTTGTAAACTCGTCGCAGTGGTATCTGTTGCTTCGGAATGTCCAGAATCAGGTAAACACGATTCTGCTCGGTGCCACCGGTACGGGAAAAACCGAATTGGTCAGACTTATCTGCGACAGACTGGGTATCGAATGCCACGTGTACGATATGGGCGCCATGTTAGACCCTATAAGCGGTCTTTTGGGCGTGCACCGTTTGTCGGAGGGCGGTTCGGTGTTCGACTACGCGAAATTCACGCAGGACATCCAGAAGCCGGGGGTGGTTCTCCTCGACGAGCTGTCACGCGCTGCGGTGTCGGCGAATAACATTCTGTTCCCGTGCCTTGATTCCCGCAGGGAGCTGCCCGTTGAAATAGCAGGAGGAGGAGGAATGCGGTCTATACCGGTGCACCCGGACTGCTGCTTCGTCGCTACGGCGAACGTCGGTGCGGAGTATACCGGTACGATCGCTATCGACAGGGCGCTTATGAATAGATTTTTTCCGATAAAGCTCGACTATCTGCTGCAACCCGATGAAGTTCGGCTGCTGGTAAAACGTTGTGCGGTCGATACGGACAGTGCCCGAAAAATCGCTGCCGTGTGCAAGGAGATACGCGAGGCGTTCGACAAAGGGGAGCTGTCATGCGCGATGTCTACGAGAGAATCCCTTATGGCGGCTGATCTCGTCAAGGACGGTTGGTCGCCTCTCGAAGCTATGGAACTGGTGTTCCTTCCGCTTTACGAGGGAACGGACAGCGAGGGTGAACGCGGTATCGTGCGTAGACTTATAATGAGCCGTTAATATGCGACACGAAACACTGACACGCGAGGAGGTCGACGATCTTATAAAGGACTGGTTCCAAAGAGATGGTGATGCGTTCGTGCACACCGGTACGGTCGACCGCGTAGGCTGGGAGAGCACACTCGACGCCGGTGAGAGCTATTCCGCATACCTTATCGAGGCTCCTACGCTGAGCGATCTTATACGGAGGGCATATCCGTTGGCTAATGATATGCTGGTGGCTATGAACTTGCCTAAGAAGGTTCACGTGAAGATACACAACGGTGGAACGCACTGTACCGATCTTAAAACGGTATGTTTGTCGACGGACTTTTTCGACAATAAGGAGCTGTCTGTTGGTGAGAAGCTGGACATATTCCTCGGTGCTGCCGTGCACGAGGGGTGCCACGTACTGTATACCACGACTCTACATGCGACTGACAATAAGATTATACATTCGTTGTGGAACGTCATTGAGGACGAACGTATTGAGCGTCGGTTAGGTGACGATAAGCCGGGTTTTTCACGATTCCTCGAAAAACTTCGCTACTACTATTTCGATTATGTCTATTTGGAGGGTGGCGTAGAGAAGAAAGATGACGCGGGAAGATTTCTCGATCTGCTGCTGCGCATTATCCGTTATCCGAAATACCTGAAAGAGTCGGACTTTGAATATTTCGGTGCCTACCTGATGGACATTAAAGAGATTTTGTCCGAGTTTCCCGACAGTACGGAGGAATCTCTGCGGTGCGCTCGTGAAATATACGAGGTCATAAAGGATATGTACAGGGACGCCGATAAGGAGTCTACCGATAAGGAACTTTCGGAAAAAATCGAGAAGGATGCTTCTGAGGTTATCGAGAAACTTCGTGATCTTCTCGGTTCCGCTACTGCTGACGAGAAACCTGCGGGTGAAAGTTCGATAGATGACACGAAAATGTCCGATGCCGTCAAGAAGGACGATGGTCTTCTGGGTGATCTGTGCGAGGGTACTGTCGAATTGGGTTCTGCGAGGGAAACTTATTTCTATCCGGTAACTCCGAATAAGGAGAAGTATTTAGAGGCTCTTTCAAAAGTTCGCCGTTATGTACCAGCCATCTCTAAGATCATACGCGGTCATTGCAAGGAGTACAAATACATCCATCGTGGAATGCGTAGCGGTACTCTGGATACTAATAAACTGGTAGAAGCTATTCAAGGGGTTCCTTCTGTATATATCCGTGAGGGGGAGGTTCGTTCGGATCGTGTCGCTGTGTGCGTACTGATCGACGAAAGTGGATCGATGTATGGTTCCCGCATAGAGGCTGCACGGGAGGCTGCCGTACTTCTCAACGAAGCCATAGGGAGTATCCCACAGGTTGAACTATTCATATACGGTCACACGGGAGATGTGCGTAGTGGTCATTCTACGGAGATGCACGTGTACCGTGAAGGTAGGAATGCCCCGAAGTACGCGCTGGGTGCTATTGAGGCACTTTCTCAGAATAGGGATGGTATCGCTATTGTCGAATGTGCCAAGAGGGTTCGCGGTCATACGAATTTACCGGTATTGTATTTCATACTGTCAGATGGTTCTCCGTGTGCCGCCGATTATGGCGGAGATGCCGCGATGAAGCATGTACGACAATGTGTGCAGGAAGTTGAACGTATGGACTTCACTGTGGTTCAGGTGTGCATCAATCATAGCTACCCACCTGAGAAAATGTTTAGACGATATATTATTCTTGAAGATATGTCTACGTTGGCTGTGTCTTTGGGGAGAGTTCTTAAAAAGGCGACCATGCGTGCCACGACTAATAGGGTGTACTAATGCCGAGAAAAAGTCCTATATTTGTAGACGAGATTAGGTATTAGTCAGGGGGAGGAGTGGTTTCTTTCGTGGGGATTGTGACCCCCCCCCCCTACCGGTTCCGTAGCTCAGTTGGATAGAGCAACAGCCTTTGGATAAGGAGCTTGTATGTGGAAGATTGAGAAAGTCATAAGTAAAGGTGACTATAATTACGCCTTAGTGCCAGAGCATCCCTTCGCTACGAAGAATGGGTATGTTCTGTTTCACAGGGTTGTGATGGAGAATCATCTTGGTAGAGTTCTTAATCGTAATGAGGTGGTGCATCATAAGAACCACAATAAAAATGATAATCGAGTAGAGAACCTCGAAGTTTTTGATGCTTCTGAGCATTGTCGTAAGCATGCCTTAGAACGTGGACGTAAGATGGTCTCTTTAAGATGTCCTATTTGTGGTAGAGTATTTTGCAGAATGTCAAATCAGATACATCTTGCGCGATACTCAAAATATGGGTGTACTTGTTGTAGCTCTAAATGTAGAGGGAAACTATATAGAGCTATACAACTTCATGGACTAACGCATACGATGGAGACTGCTATATCGGCGAATATCTTAGCCTCGTATAGAGATATTAGAGGAGAGACAACGCCGAGGAAACCCACTTATGAGGGGTTCCGTAGAGACTATACGCAGTCCACCTGTAATGGTGAAGACATAGTCCAGACCGCAACATTAGTACTTCTAATGGTCACGGAGACGTGATGCGGTAAGCTAAGCTGTGGGTCTTGGGTTCGAATCCCAACGGAATCACGAAAACAGTATGACATGGGAGAGATAAAAACCACTCGACGAACGAGTATCGCAAGGATGCTCCGAAAGGAGACCGGTACGGACGGTCAGAAGATAACGAATGCAATCGACAAGGCGTTGACTATGGATGCTGCGTCGGTCGGTGTATTTTCGTTGCGCGGTATACGCAATGCTGCGAAGGAGCTTATGGAGGCTACCGAGGATTTCGACCGAAAAGAGTTTTTCGATGCGTTTTTTCGGCTGTATGGTCTGTGTATTGCACCTGACGTTCGCGCACGTGGCGTATTTCACCCTTCGTCGCTTCAATCTGCGTGCCCGCGTTCGCTGGTGTACGAATTGTCCGACGTACCGCGAGACGCTGTGAAATCGTCGATAACCGGTGCCCTGCAAAGGACGTTCGATCTTGGGTCGTGGTTTCATTTATACACGCAGAATATACTGCTGAAACTCGGTTATTTGGAAGCTGCCGAAGTACCGGTAGTGAACGAGGCGCGTTACATAAACGGTAAGGCCGATGGTGTGTTCGCATGGGACGTGTTCGGTGAGAAGGTCGTTCTCGAAATAAAGACCATGAATGATATGGTATACCAGAGGGCTATTTTCAAACCGTTTCCGAAACACGAGTTTCAGGCTTCTCTGTACGCACGGGAACTCGGTGCCACGAAGATTCTCTATCTGTACTTCAACAAGAACACTTCGGCCATGAAGGAGTTCCTGCTTCCCCTTAACGAGACGATGCTCGCGCAGGCGGACAAAATAATGGGCGGTACGATCGAACACGTAAGAAACGGTACGGTTCCCGACCGAAGCTGTCCCGACAGCTGTTGCGACGCCGCGTTCGACTGCCCGTTCAGAAGCCACTGCTTCGGATTGTAGACACCTAATCTCAAAACAATATGAAAAAGATTCTTTTATGCCTCGCGGCATTGCTGTGCGTGACGGTAGTCTCGGCACAGGAGGACGACCTCACACCGGTAGAACTGGCGCTTATGGTCGGTAAAACGAACGACGCTATCAAGGCTCGTGCGGAGTACGTCGATACGATGCCCTCGGGGGTAGAAGTGTACCGACGCATCAATGCGTATGACAAGATCGAGGTAGCCTATTACTGTACGTTCGACAGTAACGGGAGACTGGAAAACGTATGGTACAATACCCCGCATGCGTTGGGTTGGGAACTTAGTTTCGTTCTCAGTGATTACAAGGATGAGATCGGTAAGAGCAAGAATGAAAAGTACGACCCGATGTTGGATATTTACATGCGTCACACGTTCCCTTTCAGAAATACATGGGTGGTGTTCGACCACGCCGAACAAAGAGTGTACGTCTACAAGAAGAAGTAACCATGCCACGCCGAATGCCGGAGAGAGTTATGAACCCTCTTGACTTGTTCAGAAGACAATTTACGGAGGTACCTTCCCCCGTGGGGGGACTTCCTACGATGTCCACGCGCATAGCGGATATTGCGTCGGACGATCTCGGTGATCTTATCGCACGCTATACCGCGTGGAGGGAGTTCACCGAAGACCGCCATCTGGAAGCGTGCGCGGTATACGCACAGGTGAAGTCGGAGTACGATTTGGAGATCGACCGCTTCATTGCCGAAAGTCGCAGGAGCATATCCGCGACGGACAAACGTGCGATGGCCCACGTACATGTTACCGAACTCGGACTTACCAAGAAGCTCGATGAGGCTGGTATCTATCGTGATCTTTTGGCCGGAAAACTCGATTCTTTCAGTAACGTTCTGGCTATGCTCAGCAGAGAACTCACCCGTAGAGGGGTTATGAACGGATAATTATGGAAAATCTTGCATTTTCATTCGACGCAAGTTTCGGCGATTTTCTGACAACTCTCGCACGCGAGAAGATCATGACGGAGTACGATCTTGATGCCGCCGTTAAGATTTTGACCGATTCCCTCTCTGGGATGAGTAGAGATCAAGCGTTGCACATTCTCAGTGGCGAGTGCGATCTCTCTGTTACATCTGACGGAAGTCTTACGATCGTGGCTGCATCGAAGGATCGCAAATTCTCTCTATTCGACTGGTTGCGCTCCGAGAGATCGTCGTTGGAGGATTCATGCGAAACATGGTGGAAGACTGCCACCACGTATCGAGACGACTTTTCTAAGCAGACGATACAGATAACGCTTTTGCAGGCGTGGTCGATGTTGGCCGGTTATCCTGCCTACGGAGTACTCAAAGAATTCGACGAAGTAAAGTGGCTCAGGTCGGTTCAGAAGCAACTACACATGTTTCTTAAAAAGTACTTCGAATTCGGTGTTCTGTGGGACAAAACGATACAGGCGTACCCGGAGATGTTTCAATTAAGACCGTGGTGTAATTGTGAGGAGTTTTCAAGACTACTCTTGGAAGTCGAATCACTGCAACATGGCCGTACCCCCCAAAGTGGATTATGAATTGGATCGTTACATCTCCTCGGAACTCATGAACCGGACTATCAAGATAGAACCCGTCGATATAACGGGAGACTACGACGCCGGATGGCTTTCTCCGAAAGGAGAGTTCTACGGATTGCGCGGTACGAAAGCGAATCTGCTCCATATAACCATAGCGAATGCACTTATCGAGAATGGGGTGCTCCCTTCGGAGTTCCCCGACGGTGTTACTTCGGTTGACAGACTTCTCGAAGTTCTCGGATGGGTGAAGACGGAGAAGAACACTGTTATGTACGGCGGTTATCGCACAGACCCGATCGTGCCTGTCACCGATGAACAGATAGAGGCTCTGTGCCGGTATGCAGACGCGGTGTACGGTGGTTTCGTTATCATCGACGGGAAATCGATAAGCTCCTACACGCTGCGAAGTACGGAGCCGCTTATGCGCAGAAGGTGGTTCGAATAATCGGTTTGCATCTTTGAGGGAAATGGGTTATATTTGTCGAAGACCATCAAATATGAGACCATGCCCATTCTTAAAGAAGTACTACATCGAAAACGACCGCCTAAGGAGCAGGTACGAAGCAACGGTATCGTCGTAAAACATCCGACGTCTAAAAATACGTGGAAGGAATTCGAACGCCGGGTTGCAAGTTTCTTTGGAACTCGGCGCGTTCCTTTATCCGGTAGCAACAGTGGACACGGTACGAACAGCGATTCACTGCATCCTGAGCTGTACATAGAGTGCAAAGTACGCCAGAAGTCGTCGTTGTGTACCTTGTTCCGGGATACCGCATTCAAGGCGAAGGCCGAAAACAAACTTCCGATCGTTGCAATAAAACAGAAGAACGAACGGGGGTACCTGCTGGTAATGCGTCCGTGCGATTTGGAGGAGATCGTCGAAATACGCATGCGAAGTATAAAAGATGCGGAATAATTTTTCGGAAACGATTTTCTGACTATATTTGTAACGTTCAAGGTTATTTGGTCGAAGGCTTTACGGTATCAATTATGGAGATCGATATTGAAACAAAGACGGTAACTCTGAGGTGTAAATCGTCCACGGATGCCAACAAACTGGCCGGAAGTATATTTTCCGTCCGACAGGTAAATTCCGAATCGAGGATCATAATCCGTGTTATCGGTGCAGGTGCCCTTAATCAAGCTACGAAAGCCTGTATTCTGGCCAACAAGTATTTCATCAAACAGGGTGTAACCCTTGCACTGCAACCGTCGTTTCAGACGGTAGAGGATTTCACTGCGATCGAGTTGAAGATCATCTTCATCAAAAACTGAGAAAGTTTTTTGGAGATAATCATTTTTTAACTACATTTGCAGTAGCGGTTATTACGGCTAATCGCTTTACAAAATAATACGCCGAACGTAAAATAGCTTTCAACTATGTCACGTAGAGCAGCAACTCCCGCTCCGGCACCCGCTCGTGGTGGTCGTCGGGCAGCAGCCCCCGCTCG